GAGTATATCTATCTAGTCTTTTAACAGTTTTGTGTTAAAGGACTTGCTTATAAGGGATTGGTTGTTTAAATGCTCATGTCAGGTTTTGGCAATAGTGTTTCTTATTATATAGGGAGTGTAACATCATGTTACATTATTCTTGAGTGTAATATCATGTTACATCTTTACTGTTTTGTTTTCTCATGTAACATCATGTTACATTAGTATAGTAGCCTAAACTAGTCTAGAATATCTAACTAGAGAGTATCTAATATCTAGAAAATAAAATTCAAAATATAATATCAAAAACATCACTAGCAATAGGTTGACTACTATTCTGATATCTTAATATCTTTTATTCTGATATCTATCTTTTCTCTTCTTATTCTTTTACTCTAATATCTGTTATCTGTTTATTCTTGTATCTGTTATTCTCTTATTTTTTTGAGATGAAGATCTTAGGATGGGACACGGTGTCCCACAACTTATATAAATGGTTACTTCTCTTTTTTTCTCTTGGTGCTATTTGTATCTTGAACTGGACACCTGAGGAGATCTCTCTTCTCAAGAGGCTTATGAAAGAGAACATTCCTGAGATAGAGATTGCTAAACACTTTCCTCATAGATCTCTTAGCTCTGTTAGATACAAGATCTATTCTCTAAAGAAGAAGCAGTCAGATATTAGAGTCTCTCCTGAAGATTATATATTGGAGACTCTTAGAGAGTCCTCTTTCCCTATAGAGGCTAGTGATCTTCTATCTTTCATGAATGCTGATCTGGACTCTCCTCTTGAGCTAGAGGATCTCTCATACTATATCTCCATTCTCAGGAGACAGGGATATGATATAAAGGAGATACCTTCAGGTAAGAAGAAATACTATACTCTAGTTAGATTTGGAGATAGAAATCTCTCATCTCTATATAGAACTCTAGGTCAGATCAGGATACCCTTCATCTGTTCATCTGACTGGCATGTAGGATCAGTAGGATACTCTCCTCTCCTTATGAAGGAACTACAGAAGGATGTAGAAGAATATAATGTAAAAGATCTAGTTATGGCAGGAGATCTACTTCAAGGGAGAGGAGTACACAAGAGAGAGCTAGTAGATCTAGTTGAACCAGACATACAGAGACAGATGGATACTCTAGTAGATATACTCCACTCCTTTCCTGAGAAGACTAGATTCCATATGACCATAGGAGGACATGAGGAACATCTTAAGGGAAGTATAGATGTAGGTCTAGATGCATTGAGAGTAGTAGCTCAGAGAGTAGATACAGCATACTACTATGGAGCAGTAGCAAAACTGAGACTAGAGAAAGACTGGAGTCTAGTTATGACTCATGGTAGTGGAGGAGCAGGATATGCTAGATCATACAAACCAGAGAGACTATGGGATTCTCTACTAGAGAAACCAGACTTTCTAGTATTAGGACATCTCCATGTATTATCAGTCTTCTCTAAAGGTAAAGGACACTATATAGTACAGTCAGGTACTCTACAAAGAGAGAACTCATATCTTATATGGAAGGGACTAACACCTCAACTAGGATGGATAATAATAGAAGACTATAATGGAGAAACAGCTAAATATATAATAAGAGAACCAAAGGTGTATTGAGATATATGACCAGCTATTTTGAACCTAGATGTAAGGTCTGTAAGAGTAAGAATAGACCTCTCTATGAGAAGAAGAGATTTGAGGAAGGATACTCCTATGATAAGCTAGAGGAGTTAGCTAGAACACTCAATGAAGATATATCCTACTGGTCATTCCAATCACACTTCTCCAAACATTGTAGAGCATACTATGATCAGCTAGTAGAGGCACAAACTAGAAGAAGAGTAGAGAAGGAGAGTGAAGAGATAGAGGCTATACTAAGAGAGATAAAGAAAAATCTAGAGATAATTAGATCAATGACAAAGAAGATAATAGAGACTAAACCTCTAGATGTTAGAACAGCAAATGCAATTAGAGGATTGCTATCAGAGGCTAGACTTACACTAGAGGCACAGGAGAGACTATACTCCAAGATACCTACAAGACCTAAATCTACCTTCAGAGATATGGTTAAGACTCTAATGGATCTAATAAAGGAGCTAGATCTATCTCCCGATCAGATGGAGAAACTACTCACACATCTAGAGAGGAGAATGATAATTGGAACATAGAGATAAATATCAAGATCCTCTCTACATGGCTTTAAAGCTATCTCTATGGTACAGGAGACCATCTCTCTTCTTCCAAGATATATTCAATCTTACTCCTTCTGATAAGCAGAGACAGTTCCTAGATGACATCTCCAATCTAGATATAGATAGAATGCTTCTGTGTTCAGCTAGAGGTACAGGTAAGACTAAGTGTCTAGCTAGTGTAGCTCTATGGTATCCTCTAGTATTATCTAAACATCTAAGAATGCCTTTCAAAGTACTGGTATTATCAGGAGGATTTGAACAGTCTAGATATCTATATGAATACTGTCTAGAAGCATATCAGAGAAACAGATGGATAAGAGAAGAGATAGATGGAGATCCTCTCAAGACTAGAACCAAGTTTAAAGATGGATCAGAACTAAGAATAATAGCTCATAGTGAGACACAGGTACTGGGATCTCATGTTAATCTGTTGATAGTAGATGAGGCAGGTAATGTAGATGATAATCTATTGAAACAAGCATTACCTATAGTAGAGACAGAGAAGTACTCTAGAGTGATACTAGCATCCACTCCCTATGATTATCTATCTCTCTTTGTAGAAATATCAGAATCTAGTGATAGATGGGGATTCAAGAAATATCCATACTGGAGAGCAGAGGACTGTAACTGGATAGACAAAGAAAGTATAGAGAGAGCTAGAAACACTCTAGATGAAGCTACATTCAGAATAAACTATCTAGGAGAACCCTCTCCTCTCTTAGGAAGAGTATTTCCAGAAAAGGAGCTGAGAGAATGTAGAATTAGAGGTAGACCAATAGTGTCCCCTGAACCATGTTATCTAGGGGTTGACTGGGGGTTCTGTTTAGATAGTTCCACAGAAGTCTTAACCAGAGATGGATGGAAGTCTCTCAAGAAGATATCCAGAGGAGAGGAAATCTTAACATTTGATGAATCTACTGGCTACTTGGAATTCCAACCTGTTCAGACAGTTCAGATAGAACCAGAGAGAAGAGTAGAGATCTGTAGTCTAGCCAAGAAGAATATAGAGATCAGGATGACACCTAACCACAAGCTCTGTCTAGTAAATGAAAAGAAGGAGTATCAGTTTCTACGACCATTTGAGATAGGACATCATTACATTCCAAGAACAGGACTCTATAGGAGTAAGAGAGAAAGTCCATTTGATGATAAGACACTAAGACTGATAGGATGGTTTATAGCAGAGGGATATGTAGAGGATACTTCTATAGGAAAGATCATTATATTTCAAACTCCAAAGTCTAGATTTTATTCTGAACTTAGAGATCTCATTACTCAGTTCTCTAAACATTGGTATAAGGATAATAGATTCATCATCTATGATAGAAGACTTGCTAAATATCTTAAGAGATTGGGATATAGAGAAGAGAGATATATACCAACTGAACTTAAGGATCTATCTCCTGATAAATTGAGACTACTCTTAGATGGTCTCCTCAAAGGAAATGGATCTGAGTGGAGATGGAAGTGTAAAAACAAGGTTAAAAGTAAGGTATGGAGATTCTATACTAGCTCTCAGAGACTAGCAGATGATGTACAGGAGATAGCTTTAAAATGTGGATTCTGTGCATGGATAAAGAAGAGACCTGATCGTAACTCTCAATATGTAGTAGACTTCATAATACCTAGAAAACATGTAAGAAGAAAAGACTTCCAGTACTCTATAGAGAAGATATCTCTAGCATCAGTTGAAGTCCCCAACAAGATCATATTAGCTAGATTGAATGGTAAACCATTTCTTATACACAATATGCACCCTACAGTATTTACTGTAGTCCAGATAGAAGGAGAGTATGTTAATGTTCTCCATACAGAGGGACACTCTCAAACCAAGTTTGATGATCTCCTTAAGAGAATAGCTCAACTCTTAGAAGAATATCCTATCAAGAAGATATTTGTAGATAGATCTCATATAGATAGTAATCAGAGACTAAGAGATATAGCTCTAAAGAAGGGAGTATATGTAGAGGAAGTAGCATTCAGAAATGAGAAAGATCACATGATAGGAAATCTTAGATTCCTAGTGGAAAGAGAGAGACTAAGAATACCAGAGGACTTTGTAGAGTTACTTAATCAGATGAGAACCTACACTTATGATAGCAAGAGAAATGATGACTATGTAGATTCTCTCATGTTAGCTTGTAGAGCAATCAGAGACAGAGAGATCTCCTCATCTCCTAGTACATGGACATATATATCACTTCCAAGACAATATAATATAGAGGAGTAAGAATAATGATATTTGGTAGAAAGAAGAAGATACAAGACTATTATTCTCTAGATAGAAACTCAGGTAAGAATATACTGGTAGAACTTCTAAGTAAGGATACTCCTAAAGAGATACTCACTAAACCTAAAGAGAGATTCCAGAAGAATACTACTCTAATAGAGAATCTAGAGAAGCTATATAGACTAGAACCTCTAGTCTTCTCTGGTGTAAATCTATTAAAGAGACAGATACTATCTCCATTCTTCTTATCTTATCCTCAAGATATTAGTGAAGAAGAGAGACAGATATGGGAAGACTTCATAGTTAGAACCAATCTTAGACAAGCACTAGAGTCAGCAGTAACAGATGCCCTAGTAACAGGTAACGGTTATCTAGAAATAGTATATAACAAGACAGGAGATGATATAGTCAAGTTTATCCCTATAGATCCAGCTAAGATAGACTTCAAAAGAGAGAACAATATAACAGGAGACATAGTACTAGATGAATATGGAGAACCAGAGGGATATATATTCATCAATAAGGTAGGAGAAACTAAAGAACTACCTAGAGACAGAGTAGTACATGTCAAGTTCTTCACTCTAGGAGATGATCTCAATGGTATATCTCCTCTAGAACCTATCTATAAATCTGTCATCATAAAGCTGAATCTAGAGGAATCCTATGGAGAAGCTAAGTTCAGATCAGGTTTCCCTATCTATATAGGCTATGTTGGTGATGACAAGCATCCTGAAGCTCCAGCAGAGGTAATGGAGAAACTAGCTATGGATCTCAATAAGGCACATCAGAAGTCTGCCTTTGTCTTCCCATACTATTTCAAAATAGAGAGACTAGAGGGATCAGATTTTCAGATAGATAAAGAGCTAGATCACTTTGTAAACATGATATGTGCAGGTCTAGGTATACCTAAAGGACTATTAGTATCAGGTAGAGAGTCCGATCTAGATATAAGAGAAGAAGACTTCAGAAAGCAGATAGCATCATATCAGGAGAAGCTATCCAGTATAATCAAAGAACAGATATTCAAGAGATTCAAGAGTATCAAGAATCTTAAGACTATACCAGATATAGTATGGAGATCATACTCATCTCAGTCTCTATTATCTAGAGCTAGAAGAATAGGAGTACTAGCTAGAGCAGGACTAATACAGCATGACAAGACACTAGAAAACTATCTAAGAAAGGAAGAAGGATTACCAGAGAAGGAGATAGAGATACAAAAAGAAGATATCACTCAATAAAGATAGACTTTTTATCTACCTCTACTTCTTTATCTTATAGGTGAGAATATAATATGAAAGAGAAACTAGGTTTAAGAGGAGAAATAGAGATATTATTACTAGACAAGGATGGTAAGATAAAAGATGTTAGAAGAATCACTAATGTTATCACCAATACAGGAAAAGCACAGACAGCTGGTCTTATTAATGGTGTTGTTACTACTGCTTTCACATATATAGCTATAGGTACAGGTACTACAGCAGAATCAGCATCAGATACTGCTCTTGAAACAGAGACTCATAGAGAGTCTGCTACCTGTTCTAGAGTAACTACTAATGTTACAAATGATACTGCACAGCTACAAGCTACATTCTCAGGATATACAGGAACAGAGGCAGTAACAGAGTCAGGAGTATTTGATGCCTCTACTGGTGGAAACATGCTATGTAGAAAGACATTCTCAGCTATCAATGTAGACTGGGATGCAGGAGACAGTCTACAGATAACATGGAAAATAACAGTAAGCTAGATCTAATTAAGAGAGAGGTGAATCCAAACTGTCTCTAAAGAAGAAAAGAGAGGAAATAACAAGAGACTTTGAAGTGATACATCAAGAGCTAACAGATGCCTACTATCAGGGATTAGAGTATCTAGGATACAGATTCAAAGCTCCCATGTTTATTTGTCCTAAGTGTGCTAGAACATGGGAGAGAGGATATAGAGACACTCTCAGAGTTAGATGTCCTAACTGTAATGTTAGAGGATTGCCCTATCCTGATAAGGAGAGTAAGGATACCTTTGACCTTATACATGGATATATTTTTGATTGTTTATTTGTCAAGACAGTAGAGTCTGGTCTCAATCCTCACTCTTGGAAGAGTCTAGATGAACATCCTCTTAGAACAGATGAGAAGGGAAAAACAGAATATGATTACATAAAGGAGAGAATAGTAGAGAAGGAGGAACTAATATCTAAGAAGATAGGTAAGAACAGTCTCTCTCATCTAAAGAAGAGGTTGGGAATCTGATATGGCACAATGCTGGAGCTTCTACACTAACTCTATTGATGTTACACCTACCACTACAGGTTCATGGGTAGATGTAGATGTTTCTTCTTATGTTGCATCTGGTGCTACAGGTGTATCTTTACTTATTAAGGCTACTCAGTCTACTGGAGGTTACAGTGTAGGTGTAAGAAAGAATGGATCTACCGATAATCACTATTACGATTTAAATGTTGGTCATCTAAGAGGAGCTTATACTGGTATTGATAGCAATTATATATTTGAAGCTAAGATTGAAGATACTGTCATTAAGATTTATCTAAATGGAGAAGCAGACTCCAAGGTAACCTTCTTTACTAATTGGACAGATATTACACCTTCCACAGCTAATTCATGGGTAGATGTAGACGTCTCTAGTTACGTTTCAGTTAATACTAAGGGGGTTATTGTTTTTCATACTAGAGCGGATTCTTCTGATAGAGAAGGTTTATCAAGATGTAATGGTTCTACAGATAATTTCGTTAAAAATCTAGCTGAGTTTGCTTTTCTTATGGTCGGTGTAGACAGCTCTCTTATTTTGGAATCTTATGTTGGAAAACCATTCATAGGAGCTAGTACTGAAGTTTATCTTGTTGGATATATAGAGTCTCCTGCTGTCTTTCATACTAACGGTTATGATGAAACTACTTCCACTTATAATACATGGGTTGATGTTGATGCTTCTGATTCTACCTCCTCTAGTGCAGTAGGTCTCTTTATGTTTGCTTTCTATTCTGATTCTGATTCAGCAGATATAGGGATCAGAGCGAATGGTTCAAGTGATACTTTATACGATGATGCTACTTTAGATAGATGGACAGGTTTAACTGTAAAGCTAGATAATAATGTTATTTTTGAAGAATATTTATCTGGACTTGATCCTTCCAATGCTCATTGTTATGTATTTGGATATTTTGAACCAGAGGGAGGTACTAGCTATTCTCAAGAATGTACAGATTCTCTTAGTCTCTCTGATGCCTCTGTTAAGAGTCCTTCTTCTCTCTTAACTGATTCAGTATCTCTAGGAGAAGTTAAGATAGCATCTACTTCTCTTCTAAAGACAGAGGATCTCTCTCTATCTCATGTCTTTACAACATCTTCTATTAAGATCCTTACAGATACCTCTTCTCTCTCTGATACTCTTCTAAAGAAGACTGATAAACTATCTACTGATTCTCTTTCTCTTACAGATCTTCTCTCTAAAAGTCTCTCTCTATTTAGAAGTTATAGTGAAGAAATTCCTCTTACAGATAGTTTAGTAAAGACAATAGGTTCTATTCTAGAAGACTCTACTTCTCTCTCAGATCAGATGTTAAAGTCTCTTATCTTCCATAAGACTCTAACTGAGACTTCTAGTCTAACAGATGCTCTTATCAAGACAGATAGTAAACTGTTAACAGAAAGTTTCTCTTTAACAGATATCTATTCTAGAGTATGGGATATCTATAGAGTCTACTCTGAAGACATCTCTCTACTAGATTCTTTAATAAAGTCTTCTACTTTCCTTATTCAAGATACTGTCTCCTTATCTGATATTATAGTTAGAACTTCATCTAAATATCTGGTAGAAGATATCTCTCTCATAGAAGAATTATCTAGACTTCTAACAGCATATAGAATATTAACAGATACAGTTACTCTTAGTGATATAATATCTAAGACTCCTTCCAAGTTAATAGAAGAATCTCTCTCTACCTCAGATGTTCTAGATATAGTTAAGACTAAAGCTAAGATTCTACTAGAGACTCTAACTCTTCTAGATCAGTATGTTAGAACTACAGATAAGAAGATAACAGATACTCTAGATCTAACAGATACTATATCCTATCTTAAAGCTAAGATTAAAGAGTTAACTGAGACTATAGGATTAACTGAAACTGTTATTAGATCTCCCTCTAAGAGTATTAGAGAAGAAATAGATCTGTTAGAACAACACATAAAGAGTATAGATAAACTGATAGCTCTCTCTCTTACTCTCTCCGATATTACTAGAAGAACTCTCTCTAGATCTCTGCTAGATACTCTTTCTCTATCAGATCTCTATACTAGAGATATTAGAAAGGTCTTATTAGAGGATCTAATAATTAGTGAGATAGTAAATAGAGCTATCTCCTCTTTTATCTTACAAGATATAAAGTTAACAGATCAAGTAACTCCATTCCTTCCTTGGTTGAAAGGTATAGTCCTCTCTCTACAGAGATTGAAGTACACTCTTCTTCTAACCCTTCTAGAGAAAGATATCAGTAAACTAGAGATAGAGTATTCAGTTACTCCTACTCTTCTCAAACACAATATAAACATTCAAATAGAGAAAGAATATATTATTGAAATAGAGATGATAGAGAAATGACAGTATATAGAGGAGAGACAGTAAGAATAAAAGCCACTATAAAAGACTTTAGTGGTAACTTATTTGATCCTGATAGTCAAGAGATTAAGATATATGATCCTTCAAACACTCTTAAAGAGACCAATACTTCTCCTACTCAGGAATCTACAGGTGTCTATTATATTGATTATAATATTCCTTCTGATTCTAATACAGGAGTCTGGTATGTAGAGTGGAAGATAGTCAAATCAGATAAGACAGGTAAAGAGAGATACTACTTTGAAGTACAATGAGAAGAAGAAAGAAGATTCTAAGAAGAAAGAGAAGAGAACAGTTCTATATTTTATCTAGAATAGAAGAAGAGAAGAAGAGAAAGAGAGAGGTGAAGATAGATCTGTCTCCTAAATCTATCTTCTTAATAGTTACTACCTTTCAATGTTTAGAGGATACTAGACTAACAATACAGTCTCTAAGAAATCAGAGTATAATAGATAAGTGTTCTATCCTAGTAGTAGATAACTGCTCTACAGATGGTACTCTAGAATATCTATCTAGTGAACAGATAAATCACATTATCCTTAAAGGTAGAAAGAGTGTAGCTCATGCTTGGAATACAGGTATAAGATATGCTATAGAACATGATGCAGACTATATCTTTGTCTTCAATAATGATATAGATCTAGAGAGAAACTATATTGAGAAGATGATAGAAGACTATAATAAACTAGATGACTGTATATTCATGAATGGAGTAGACTATCTATCTCCTCCTAGAGGAATATCTAGAGGAATATATGAAGACATGGATGATACAGTATATACTGGAGACTTCTCTGCCTTTCTAGTTACTCCTAAGACAATAGAGATAGTAGGATACTTTGATGAGATATATGAACCTAGATATGTAGAGGACAATGACTTTCTCCATAGAATATATCTAGCAGGATATAGAGGCTACAGAAACAGGAGATGTAGATTCAGACACTTTGGAGGTAAATACTATTATGATCATCCAGAAGAGAGAGCTAAGAAGATAGATCTATTCAAGAAGAATCTCTTACTCTACTATAGTAAATGGGGAGATCTACCTAGAGGAGCACAACAGCATCCTCCTCTCTATGATTTAACTAAGAACTATCCATGTAGAGGAGGAACTTATAAGATACCCTATAATGGTAATGTTGCACAGTGCAACATAAAGATAGATGCTACCTGTATACTACAGCTAGGTAGATTAGGAGATATAGTAGCTACACTACCAGTAGCAGAATACTATAAGAGACAGGGAGACAAGATAGTCTGGTTATGTTCTCATCACTATAAAGACTTTCTCTCTAAGATATCATATATAGATCAGTTAATCTCTATAAGAGAAACCAGTAATATACAGGAGAATATATTCGGTATAGGTTATCATAAAGCTAGAAAGATAGGAGAACAATATAGAGATCTACTGATACCACAGATAAATCCTGAATATGAGAGAGAGTTCTATCAATCTAGTTATTCCTTTAATAGATTTATCTATGTTAGATGTGGTATAAATAGAACACTTATACCCTCTATCTCTCTAGATAGATACACTCCTAGACCTAAGAAGAAGAGATATAAGATAGGATTATCTCTATCAGGTCTTTCCTGCATAGTTAGATTAGATTACTCTAAAATAGATAATCTACTAGATAGATTAAAGAAGACAAGAGATATAGAGATAGTTAATCTAAGTCTAGAACCATATCAGGGAAGAACAGAGATAGATAATAGAGGATCTAAGCTAGATATAGATGGAGTAATATCTGAACTCCTTAATACTGATCTCCTTGTATCTATAGATACTGGTATATGGTGGTTGTCTATTCTAACTAGAACTCCTAGCATACATATACTCCCTAATAGAGATACTCAGATACAGTCTAATGATCCTAGAAAGTTCTCTGCTAGAGAACAACAGATAGATAGATATATAGAGACAGTAGACTACTGGTATAGTAAGACAGATAACCTAGAGAATATGTATACTCTTATAGTAGAGAAACTCTTCTTTAATAGAGATCTAAGAGAGGTGTTATAAGAGTATGGAGACACTATCTGATCTAATAGAGAGATTATCCATTATCAATAACAAGATATTTCATCTAGAAAGTAAGATAAGAAAGTCTAACTATGATCCCAAGATAACTACAGAGTGTAAGAAGAAGATAGATCAACTAAACATGGAGAGATGGATAGTTAAGAGTGAGATAGATAGACTAATAGCAGATCTAGTTACAGGTAAGAAGACACCATATGTAAAGGAAGAAGTAAAACTATATGGAGATATACAATAATGAGATTACTGATAGGAGCTTATGGAGCAGGAAACAGAGGAGATGATGCTATACTACTAGGATGTCTAAAGATATTTGGCACTAGAGATATTATGGTATATTCTCTAGCTCCTAAAGAACATAGAGACTATTGTCCTGATATTCCCTTTACTACTAAGTTTAGAGATGATCTAGATGAACTGATACTAGGAGGAGGAGGTATACTATATGATGGATCAGCTAGAAACTATATGGAGAGAGTGATAGCATATCTTAGACAAGATAAACCAGTAACAGTATATGGAGTAGGATCTCATATAATGACATCAGATGTCTTAATAGTCAAGTATGCTCTCAATAGAGTAAACTATCTATCTGTTAGAACCAACTGGGATAAGAGAAATCTAGAGCAGATAGGAATAGAGAATATAGAGGTAGTTAGAGATCCAGCATTAGAGATTTCACCTAATATAGATAAAGCTAAACAGCTAATAGAGAAATACTTTGACACTAGTAAGCCTCTAATAGGATTATCATGTAGAAACAGATCAGAGTTTATTCTTCCTATATTCAAATCATATCAGATATTATCTAGAGACTATACTGTTGTTCCTATCATAATGTGTAAACACAGATTCTATATACCAGAGATGGATCATATACTCTTCTCCTATATTATCTCTAATCTAGATATATCTAAAGAAGAGAAGAATAAGCTACTAGAATGGATAAATCTAGAACTAGATCCAGCTACAGTTAAAGGAATAGTACATCTTATCCCTAATCATATTACAAATAGGAAGCATGTTATTCTCTACTCCTCTGTTTTGAAAAATCATAAGATAGTAGGTCTGTTCTCTGATTCATATAGTGTGGTCAAATATTATGCTGAAGAGTATCAGTATCCAGCATATCATCATCTAGATCTAGCTAGTAATATCAAGAAATACTTCTAAGAAGATAACTCCAATCTATTCTATTAATATTCTTTAAAGCCCATGTAAATGTTCTCTCTAATCCCTCTTCTAGACTATACTTAGGATACCATCCTAGTAACTGTCTTATCTTAGTTAGATCAGCATTCCTTCCTCTTACTCCCTGTATACCTGTTTCTATATACTCCTTCTCAATATACTTACCAGATATCTTTATAATCATATTAGCTAGTTCATCTATAGTAACAAGTCTATCTGATCCTATATTTAGAGGTTCTCTAATATCAGATGATGTTAACAGTAATACAGCATCTAGACAGTCTTCTATATAACAGAATGATCTAGTCTGTCTACCATCTCCCCATATAGTAAATCTAACTCTAGGATACAGTAACGCTTTACCTATAAGATGAGCAGGAGCTTTACCTCTCTCATCAAAACTACAGTATTCTCCATAGATATTATGGAATCTAGCTACTCTAGTCTCTAGCTCATAGTCTAGATAATATGCTTCACATAGCTTCTCAGTAGTTAGCTTCTCCCATCCATAGTAGGTATCAGGGTTAGCAGGTATAGCATCCTCCTCTCTTAGAGGCTTAACATCAGGTGTAGTCTGCTTCTCTTCTGGATATACACAAGCAGAACTAGAGAAGAAGAATCTCTCTACATTATTCTCCTTACTAGCCTCTAACATATTAACATTCATTCTTAGATTATCTCTCATAACATTAGCTCTATTAATAACTATGAATCCTATACCTCCCATATTAGCAGATAGATGAAACACTATATCCTTTCTTCTAGTTAGCTTAAGACATCTCCAATAATCTCTTATATCTACTCTTATCTTCTCTAGTTTCCTATCTATATCCTCTAGATACCAATCTATAAATCTAATATCAGCTACAGTAACATTACAGTTATAGTTAGATACCAATCTCCTAGCTAGATTAGTTCCTATAAATCCTCCTCCACCTGTAATCAGAATATTCTTGTTATCAAAATATCTATAGAGCTTCTTCATTATAGACATCTCATCTTAAATATCTCCTCTATTATATTTATCTATAGTGAACAAGTATTGAAGATAGTATTTCTAGGTACTAAGGGAGAGATAGATAAAGAAAATAGTAATCATAGAAATCACTCTTCTATTCTTGTTATCAGTAATAGTGGACAGAAGCTATTAGTAGATGTAGGAGTAGATAGAGACTGGAAGATAGAGAATATCAAACCAGACTATATAGTAATCACACACTCACATAAAGATCATATAGGAGGATTAAAGGAAGAAGATCCTAACTGTGATATCTATGCTACTAGACTAACATTTGATACCTGTACTCCCTCTTGGATAGAACACTTCAAGAAAGAGAATAGACTGAAGATACTAGAATCAGAGCAGACTAATACTCTAGGAGACTTTAAGATAACTCCTATACCTGTGCTGCACTCTGTTAAACATCCTATGGATATACTCTTAATAGAAGTAGATAACAAGAGAATAATATATGCTCCAGATATGAGATGGATAAAGAAAGATAAACAGGAGAAGTATCTTAAGAACATAGATGTATGGATAGGAGATACCTCTACAATAGATAAGTCTATAACTAGAAGAGATAAGGATACAGGAGAGATATATGGTCATCTCTCTGTTAGAGAGCTACTAGATATATTAGAAGAAAATGATATTAGACATCTTATACTTACACATCTAGGAGAAGAAGCAGTAGGGATGGGAGATAGAGAATTGAAAGAGAAGATAGAGGATCTAGTGGGAGACAGAGATATAAAGATAACAGTAGCTAGAGACAAGATGGAGATATCCTCTAAAGATCTTACTGTTACCACAGAAGATATCATTACTCCTAAGAAGATAGCAGATATACCTGAATATACAGCTGGATATATCCTAGTATCTCCTCATGGTACTCTAATAATGAAGGGAGAGAAGACACTAGTAATCAAATCTAAGAAGTATACTGAACATATCAATGAACCTCTACTGTTAATAGAAGATAAGAAAGCTCTAGGTATAATTAGACTAGATGAACCAGAAGAGATAACACAAGAACAGTTTAAACAGTTAAGAGAATATCATAAGATAACAGATGAAGAGGCAGATAGATGGTCATTCTCTAAGAAGGATAAACTATATTCCTATCATGTCTCTGTATTGAAACAGTTCTCTACTCCTATATCAGTAGAGTATCCTAGAGGAGCACAGGTATTCATTAAACCAGAGAATATAGTATTAGATCTCACTCTAGAAGATCTTATATTAGAACATGCTAAGATACACTCTAAAGAAGAGATAACAGATGAAGATATAGAGTATCATAACTATCTAGTAGAATGCTTCAATAGACTAGAGATACCTCATCCTAAAGGTATGAGAGATACTAGCTACTGTATCCTAGATAGAGTAGATCTTATACAGGATATAGGGAAATATGATCCTAAGAAGATAGATGATCTACCTCTAAGAGATGACTATAGAATAGTTATGGCATGGTACTCTTCTCTAAAGAGAGGTAAAAAGATCCATGTTAACGAATATGACAAGAGAATAGAGCTTACTCCAGAGAAGTGTATAGAGTTTCAAAGTAAGATAGTAGAGGAAATCTATAAAAGAGTTAAAGCAGGTAAGTTAAAACATACATTTAGACCTAAAGAGATGAAGAAGTATGCTAGAGAACTATACGAGAAGGTTAAAGAGAGATTGAAGAAGAAGGGTATAGATCTAGAAGAGATAGAAGAGTTAGCAGAATGGAGTATAGAGAAAATAGATGATAGATTAGTTAGAAGTCTATCTGATAAAGATCTAATATCTCTACATGACTGGTTACATGAAGTAGCAAATAGAGAACTAGAAGAAAAGGGTAGAATATCAGAAGAGACTATCAATGCTCACATATTTGTATGGAAAGAGATGCTAGAGAGAAACATACCTCATACTATCAAAGATAAACTAGATAGAGAATCTGAACTTATAGTAGTAGAATATCCTTCTCCTCCTAAAGGACTAGAGAAAGATAAGATAACACTAAAAGAGGTACTAGATGCATTTCCTAATACATTCACTATCAATGATCCTCCTGCTCATATATTCCTAGTAGGTAGAATAGTCAATGAAGGAGAGATACCTGTAGATCATGATATAGATATAGTTATCAAGCAGAGATATCCTGATCCTAGATTGATAAAAGAACTAGAGAGAGTGTTACCAGATTGGTTATTTAAGAGACTACACTTCATATACTCTCCTCATGGTGCTATGGTAGGATACAATATACCTCTCTACAAGCTATCATATACTAGAGTAAGTAGAGATGAGTCTCTATCTAAAGAGAAGAAGATAACAGTAGGTAAACCATTTAAGCCTATGAAGACAGGTACTACCTTCAATAAGAATGAGTTTTTTGATCCTGTTATGTTATGGAAGAACTGGGGATCAGAATATATAGATGATGGTATAGTGATACAACCTAAATATGATGGCTTTAGATTACAGATACACAGAGCAGGAGATAAGATATGGATATTTACAGAGGATCAGTTAAGAGATAGAGCTAAATACTTCAAAGAATCAGTAAGAGAGATGCTACAGAAGTTTCCAGAGAAAGACTATATAATCGACACGGAACTTGTGGATTATCCTTCAGAATGTGCAGAGAAATATAAGACAGGTAAAGAAATAGAACAGAAGTGTGAACAGTATCAGAGAGAGGATATGATAAAGTGGATAGTAGCTAAGAAGGGATTAGATGATAGAAATGTAGTCTTCCATATACATGATATTCTCTACTATGATGGAGAACAGTTAACAGATAAACCATATATAGAGAGACTCAATCTATTGAAGAAGCTAGTACCTAAAGGATTAAGACATTGGTCTCTAGTAGAGTCATGGATAGCTAGAGACAAGGATGAGTTTGAAGAATATCTAGATAAAGCTAGATACTATCCTAATAGTGAAGGTGCTATGTTGAAGACAGCTAACTCTACTTACAAGATATCCTATAAGACTACTCCTAGAACAGATCTGTGGTGTATTACAGGAGGATCTTATCTTCTTACTCCTAAAGGCTTCAGGAAAGTAAAGGATCTCAAGATAGGAGATTTAGTTTACTCTAAAGATGGAAAACCACATAGAATAGTAGCTATCCAAAAGAGAAGAATGTTACCAGAGGAAAGATTATTTGAAGTGAGAACATTATCAGGTTTAGCAATCAGATTAACAGGTAATCATGAACTGTTGACAACAGATTCTTGGATACCAGTCTCTGAAATAGGGGATAGGAAATCTCTCTTTCCAAAATTAGAGATTTATACAGAAGAACCTCCCAAGACTTTAGTTCTATCTTGGCATGGCTACAAGAAGAAGATAGAGTGTAATGAAGACTTCTGGAGATTCCTAGGATTCTGGGTAGCAGAAGGATGGATAGGAAGTAGTAAGACTAAAGAAGGAAACAAAGGAGACATAGTTGTCTGTCAGAAAGATCCCTCTGTTCTTGAGAAATATTCTAAGATAATAGAAAGACTCTTCAATGTCAAACCTTCTCTCTATAAATATAAGATTGCTCTTCTTAGATTCTGGGATCTTCCCTTTGCATCTTGGTTAAGTCAACACTTCTTAGATGAGTCTGACCGTAAGACTGTTCCTCTCTTTCTTGCTAAGTTAGATGATTCTAAGTTTAAAGCATTCTTGGAAGGATATCTTGAGGGTGATGGATGGATTGAGTCTTCTTCTAAGAGAGTAGGGTTCTCCACATCTAGTAGTTCTCTTGCAGGTAGACTCTTCCTCATACTTCAGTATAGAGGATTTAAAGTCTCAGTTCAGAAACTAAAGCCAAGAAGAGGTAGAGGATACTTCAGATTTAGATTCCTTAAAGGAGAACCTGATCTAACCATCAAGATTAGAGAGATCTATGAGAAAAAGACAGTCTATGATCTCCAAATAGAGGGAGAAGATTCCTATATCACTCCTTATCTTATACTTCATAACTCCAAGATAAAGAATGTAAAGGAGATAGATGTTATGGTATGGAAGATAAATAAGACTAAGGCAGGTACATATAACTATGAAGCAGTTATTAGAATACCTCCTAAAGAGAAGGATAAGTGGAGTGATAAGTTTCTAGTAGAGATAGATGGTAAGTGGTATCTCCATATAGGTAGAACATATAATACTGATGTTAAGTGTAAAGAGGGAGATATAATAACAGTATCTCCTATCAGAATAAGAGTATTTAAAGATGAAGAGGGTAAGAAGTATCTAACATGGATGTTCCCTATATTTAGAGGAAAGAGAATAGACAAGAAAGAACCAGATGGATTAGATACAGCATTGAGGATAGCAGAGGCAGGTACACATCCTCTCTCTAAAACAGAGATAAGGATACCTCTACAGAGATGTCCATACTTTGACAATCCAGAGATATGTCCACTTTACCCTCTATATTCAGAGGGATGGAGAGAAAGAGAGAGAAGAATAAGAGAACAGTTATCAGTAAAAGTAGAGACATTGAGATTCCCCATCAGATGTAATCTAGCTAACAGATACAAGTGTGTCTATGTTAAAGACTACTATTATGAGTATAGAGATATAACTGATCTACCTGAATATATAGAGGTGAGTAAATAGATGAGTGAGAAAGAAGAATGTAAACATGAATGGAGTATAGAGTCCTGTACAGCAGACTCATGTATCTATAGATGTCAGAAGTGTGGTAGAGTATGGGTAGAGTTTAGAACACCTATAATAAGAGAATGGGAAGGTGATTTTGAGTGATAATCTATAAACACATGTTGAAAGATAGATATCAGAGTCTACAAGCTAACATAGCTAGATATATGGAGCTACCTCCTCCTAACAAGAATGGTAAGCTACCCTATGTCCTACAATATCATATAAGAGGAAGAAGTGTCTCAGATAGAACTCCAATAGTTATTAGAGAACAGGATAGAATAAGAGTAATACCTATAAAGACTCTAGAAAACAGAGAAGATCTCTCTAGCATAGAGATCTGGACATCTAAAGGTTGGAAGAAACTAAAGAGATTCTATAAACATCCTCCTAAAAGAATATATAGAGTCTTTACTTGGGATTCTGTTGTTGAAGTAACTGAGGATCATTCTCTCTTCTCTAATGGACAAGAAATAGCTACTAAGGATCTACAGAAAGGTGTACCCTTAGATGAGATTCCTGTTCCTAGACTGCCTCTTGAAGTTAGTGTTGATCTTGACTATGCCTATACTTGGGGACTCTTTCTAGCAGAGGGTTCTGTCAAGAGAGATGGTACGGTAAAGATTACTACTACTGATCTAGAGATCTTGAGACCTGTTATATCTTATCTTGAGAGATATGGTTTCAACTATCACATTGTTAAAAGTAAGAAAGAAGGATTCAAAGAAATTACTGATCTCTATTTCAGAGATTACAGGTTTACAAAAGGAACAGTTACAGGTGTACATGAGGTAAAAGAAAGAAAAGCAAGATGGAAGATCATTCCTGACTTTATCTTCAACTGGAACAGAGAGTCTCTCTCTGCATTTTTAGATGGTTACCTAAAAGGAGATGGTATAGGCTATCCTGAGAAGATAGAGTTTGCTTCCTCTTCTCAGTCTCTAATACAAGGAATCTTAATCATTCTGAAGAATCTTTATCCTGATAAAGAGTTTTACATAAGAGGACAAGGAGATCTAATTAGAGTTAGACTAATTTCTAAAGAACATAATCTTACTGTCAAGAACAGAAATACAGTTAGAAAGATAGTTGAATCTAAAGCAGTAGATTTCATTGGAGAAAAGAATCCAAACTACAAGGATGGTAAACATCTTGTTAATGCTCCTACTGATGAAGAAACATTCTTCTATTCTTACAAGAGATATGTGTATGATGTAGAAACAGAGACACAGGATTTCTTGGCAGGAGTAGGTTTCTTAAGGGTTCACAATAGTGTACATATAGACTTCAGATTCAAGATAGATAATCATCTAATAGGATGGACTATATTAGATAATGGACTAGAAGATAAACCAGACTCTAAGGAAGAAGTTAAAGAGTTAGTAGAGAAACATGACTGGAAGTTTACTCCAAACAAGAAAGGAGTAGGACTAAGAGCAGAGACCAAAGCTAGACAACCAGTTGTATGGTTAGATCTAGGAGGAAGACTAAAGAAGATAGGAGATATAGTAAAGATACCTAAAGGATCAGTAGGAGCTACTAGATATGAATATGGATGGTTCTATCTTCTAGATAAGGGTAAGATAACCATAGGAGCACAGAAACCATACTTCCATGAGTACTTTCTAGATGGAGAGAAGTTTAAGAAGCTTAGAGTAGTAATAAGAGGAGTAAAGGCACAGAAGATAGATCCAGAAACCAAGAAACCTATTAAGGGAGAATATGAGCTACTGTGGAGAGTGATGATACCTAAAGATCAAGAACCCTATGCTGTAAGTAAGAGGGCTAGAAAGAAGGGATGGTATCCTCCCAAGGGACATATACCTATACCTAAATGGTGGATAGAAGAGAACAAGAAGAAATATGAGGAATGGTTAGAATGGGTTAAAGAGAAGTGGAAGGAAGAAGAGTCTCTAGCTAAACCTAGATTCTCATTCTCTATGATATACTGGAAAGGACAGAAAGTAATTAGAGATATACCTCAGAGAAGATGGTTTATCAGGATAGATGATAGAGGAAGAGGATCAGTCAGATCATGGATGTTTGAGGGAGATCCAGTATGGGAGACTCCATTAACAGCTATCTATGAGGGTAGAGTAGATAGAAGATGGATGAAGAGAGAAGGAGAACTTAAACCTAGATCTCAATACTGTCCTACTAAAGAGATACCATGTCATTGTGTCCTTCTAGATACAGGTACAGTAGACATCAAGTCAGGAGAAGGATCTCTAGGAGAAGAGATACTAGAGCTAAAGTTTAATGGTAAGACTCTAAAAGGAGAATATATATTAAGACAGGAAGAACCAGACTCAGATATCTATACTCTCTCTAGAATATCTAAACACAGTCTCTCTAAGGGCATATTTGTTTTAGATAAGCATACTCTATATCCTGTTAGAGGACAGATAACATCTCACTATGATATTAGAATGAGAATAGATAATAGAGACTATCTAGATGAGTTTAATCTATACAGTAATCCTCTAGAGACAGATATAGAAGAACCTATAGAAGCAGTTAGAAAGAAGTGTACAGATCTAAAGTGGATAACAGATGAGGTAACAGAGGGATTTGTAAAGGTAGGTAAACTACAGACCAAGGTAGATAGATTAGACAAAGGAGAAGTAGAGATAATAGAGGATAGTGATATCTTCATGTCTATGATCTTTCATGGCAAGAAGCTTAAAGGATACTATATAACTAAGAAGACAGATAAAGGATGGATATTCATGAAATCTAAACTACCTACAGATAAGTCTCTATCTACTGGAGATCCATATACAGGAGAATCATATAAACCAGCTCTACTAGAAGATCATAGAGACTACTTCTATCTTAGACTATATGATCCTAGAGAGTTCACTAGATGTGAAGATCCAGAACCATATCTCAAGACTATAGGATTAGAAGTACCAGAGGGAGTAGAGATAGGTGTATGTCTATATCCTATAGAAGGTACATTTCATCATGCTAGAATAGCATATCTCAAGTTCTATAAGGACAAGTGGACAGAGGAGACAGCTAGAGCATGGATGAAGGGTAAGGGACTATCTAGATATGAGTGGATAATGAAGAGAGGAGACAATCCTCCAGAGATAGTAAGCAAACCATGATACAGAGTAAACTTTATAGATATTACTCTTATCTTTATCTTATAGGTGAAGTATTTGTCTTCTAAGGAATCTGTTATACAGGAGCTAGTAGCTCAGATAGAAGAGCTACAGTCAGAGGTACAGCATCTAAAGTGTCTATCTAGACTATCAGATAATGTATGGAGATTTGAAGTATTATCAGAAGAACCTCTAATCATTAGAGGAATAGCTCTAAAAGAGGGTAAGTGGAATGGAGTATTCTATCCTAGTGAAGAGCTAAAGAAAGCTATGAAACAGTTAGAGGGTAAACCTATATTAGTAGAGCATGGTAGAGATGAGAAATTTAAAGATAGAGAAGTAGGCAGAGTTACTAAGGTTAAATGGGAGGATCTCTTTAAGGGTATACTGTTTGAAGCAGAGATAGATGATCCTGAAGCTAAGAAGCTAGTTAAAGAGGGAGAGTTTAAAGCAGTATCTATGAGTACCTATATGAGCTATAAAAATACAGAGAACGGTACAGAGGGATATGACTTCCAGTTTAGAGAACTATCTCTAGTTAGAAATCCTGCTTGTAGTACCTGTTTCATTATACATACAGAGGAAGGCTTAAGTAATAAAGATAAGTCTATATATCATAGGGAAGGTGATATAGGAATGGAAGAACTAGCTAAAATAGAGAATAAGGCTTATGAGTTCTTACAGTCTATCTTGAAGCATCTACCAGAGGAACTGAGAGATCATGTTATAGTTAGATTTGGAGAGGATAGTACCAAGATACCTGAAGAAGCTAGAGCAGTAGGTAAGAAGATAGTGATATACTATGGTTATCCATATCCTTATGGTTACTATGGTTACTACTATCCCTATGGTTACTATAAATATCCTGAAAAGATGAATATAGAAGATATATTAGCATTCATATCAGAGAAGCTAGGAGAAGAAGGATTAAAAGAACTACAGGAATATCTGAAGAAGAAAAAGAAGAAGAAGGAAGAAGAGTATCCATATGAATATCCTGAACCAGAAGAGAAGTCTCAAGAGCTAAGTGCTACTCCTCAGTCTCCTCAACCTAGTCAGGATCAGATGACTCCTCCATCTCCTAGCGTCTCTCAGACTCCACAGGTTACTCAGACACCTCAACAGGAAGCACAACCTCAACCTCAGTCTCAACCAGTAATAGAGGAAAAGAAAGAAGAAGCTCCTAAAGAAGAGACTCCAGTAGCCAAAGTACCAGTAACAGTTGAGGTTAAAGTGAAACCAGAGATTGAAACAGAGGAACGTTATAGGATAACAGAGGAAGGCAAGAAAGCTCTTGAAGAATATGAGAAACAAGCTCCTACTGAAGAGAAGAAAGAAGAGACACCTAAACCAAAGAGTAAGGAAGAAGTACTCAATGAACTTAGACAGCTAGTAAGAGAAGGGAAAGTACATCTAGGAGAACTCTTCAAGATAGCTGTAAGCCAAGAAGATTAAGTCAATATATCTTTCTTCTCTAATATAAGATAAAAGAGAGGTCTCTTTTTTATGAGTGAAGATATTATAAAGAAGATCAATAAGATGCCTAAGAAAGAGCTATTAAAGATAATAGAGAGACAGTTTGAAGAGTTATCCTCTCTAAGAGAAGAGGTTGAAGTATATAAGAGAGAGATCAGTAACTATCAGTCAGAGATACAGAAGCTACAGGATCAACTAGAGAAAGCTAAGATAGAACTCTCCAAACCAGTTATAGTAACAAGAGAGGTCAAAAGAGAGGATAGAAGAGTAGAGGAGCTAGGTAGATATAGTAACTGGGAGATACTAGAATATGCGGCTAAGAAGGGGATACTAGGAAAGTGGTTAAGAGGAGAACTCTAGTTTCTTTGTTTCACTTATGTAACACAGTGTTACATTCTCTCTCTTTTCTTTCTTCTTATAGATAATATTTATATCTGTTTCTTCTAATATATATCATAGTGAAGAGGTGAATATCAAAGATGAAAGGTTTAGAAGAACTAGCTCTTACTACTACAGATATAGCCTCTGTTCTTCCTAAGATTATAGTAGATCAGGTTGAAGAGGTTGCTAGAGCTAAGAGGGTTGGTAGGTCTCTTGTTAGAGTTAACAGGGATCTTGTAGGTGCTAAGGGTAGGAGTCTCTATATACCTAAGAGAGGTGCTCTTACTGCCTACAGTCTTAGTGAGGGAGAAGATCTATCAAGCTACTCTACTAAGGCTACATACTCTACTGTACAGATTACTCCTTCAAAGATAGGTCTACAAGTTAAGATTACACAGGAAGCTATAGATGGATGTGAGTTTGATCTTATCAAGGATCACATATTAGAAGCAGGTGAAGCTATAGCTGACAAGGAAGACAAGGATATCATAACAGAACTCTTAACTGCTAGTACAAGTATAGATGCCGCTACTACTGGTACTCTAGCATTTGGTGATATAGTTAAAGCCAGAAACAAGGTGTTAACAGCTAAGTACAATCCTAATGCTCTAGTTATACATCCAGACCAAGAAGCAGATCTATTACAGGATGATAGATTCATAGATGCTAGTGCCTATGGAGCTAGAGAACCTATACTCAATGGTGAAATAGGGAAGATAGCTGGTCTAAAGGTCTTTGTCACTCAGAACATGACTAGTGGTAAGGCTATAGTCTTAGATACTACTAGAGCGGCAGTATTAGCTATAAAGAGGGAACTTACACTCAAGAGATGGGATAATCCATCAACAGACTCAGTAGAACTCAACTTCTATATGGAGTATGGTGTTGAGATCGTTAATGATGATGCCATCTGTATCATAAACAACTGCTAGAGTCTCCAATATCTCTTTCTTCTTCTCTCTATCTTCTATTAATATATGTAGAGGCTAACTAGATAGATAGTTAGTCTCTAACAAGATAAAGACCATATTTTTATTCTAGTTCTAATATAATTCTTAATAGAGGAGATAATCTATATGACATATACTACTCCTAGTAAGGTTAGAAGTCTACTAGGATTGTCAGAGACACAGGTATCAGATGAGACTCTATCTAACTTTATAGAGTATTCAGATAAGATAGTTCTATCTATGATTACAGTTAGAGTTATAGATGATGAGTTAGAGGGTAATATCAATGGATCTAACACTAAGTTCTATACTTCATTTAAACCTATAGCAGATACCAATCTAGATAAGACTATAGATGCTAGTGATGTAACAGTATATGGATGGACTAAGGCTAGTGATCCTACTACTAAAACAGAGTTAACAGTATCTAGTGTAGATAGTAATGAAGGTCTCATTATACTCTCTAGTGCTCCATCCTCAGATACCTATAAGAAGATTACAGCTGACTACTCCTACTATCTTAACCCTGTAGATTGGAGTCTAGTAGAACTAGCATCTACTCTATATGCTGGATATAGATATCTGATATCAGAGACACTACTGATACCTGAATCATGGAGTGTAGGTACTCTTAGAATAAGAATGGGATCTAGAAGACTCTATCCATATATAGATATCTACAATGACTTCTTAAAGATAATAGAGCTAATAAAGAGAGGATATAGCTATAGAGAAGCAGAGAGACTGTTTCCACATCTAATATCAGAGTCTAATATTATCTATGGAGAGTGATCTAGAATATGATAATAAGAGCACCTAAGATAACTCTCAATAAGATACTGTCTAAGACTCTTACTCTAAGAAAGATATCTAAGACTATAGATGATACATGGGGATCATCTGAAGAGTCATATACTGATTACAGTATACAGGGAGAACTAGTCCCCATAACAGAGGAAGATCTAAGATATAATCCCTATGGTACTATAGATCTAGGAGATGCTAGAGCATTTGTTCTACCTAGCTATACTATAAACTCTACTACAGTTACAGTAGATATAGATGACTATCTTATCTTCAATAATGTTCAATATAGAATAGAGTGGATAACCAATCACTATGATGAGAAAGGAGAAGTATTCATTAAAGAGTTAAGATTGAGGAGAGTAGAATGATACAGATCAATCTCAGTATCAATATAGATGAAAGATTATATAGAGTACTAGGTAGAAGATTAATAGATGCTATCATTAGTGGTACTCAATCATGGGGTAAGAGACTAACTTCTATTCTAAATAAGAATAGACCATATAGAGTTAAGACTGCTCCTAAGGTAGGTAAACATGGTAGACCTCAGAGATTTAGATTTAGATATCAGCTAGAGAGAAGAGGATTCACTATCTATGTAGATCCTCCAGAGAGAAGTATAGCTGTACTAGCTATGGAGTTTGGTAGAAAGAGACCTATAAGACCTATAGTAGGTAGAGCACTAAGACTAGTAAAGAAAGAAGAGACACCAGAAGGAATAAAGACTAAAGAGGTTCTAGTATCTATAGTAAGGAAACCTCCATCATCTTATCCTAAGATAGTATCTAGATCTATCAGAGAAGCTACTCCCTCCTTTAGAAGAATAATCACTAGAAGAATCAATAAACTGATGAGAGAGGTGTAATATAGAATGACTATGTTAATGGATATGTTTAAGAATCTGAAGACACTTCTACATGAGAATATACTTGATCCTAGAACAGGTAGTAAGAGCTCTACTAGATCATGGATCTATCCAGATTATCCTAGAGTAGATGCTACCTTTCCTAGAATATCTATTATACAGACAGGAGTAGATAGTAGAGAACTTAGTCTAGGAGATAAGGGTAGAATATTTACTGTTACCTTTGATATAGATACATGGAATAAGATGGGAGAGTCATTCACATTTATAGATCCAGATCTAGGACAGATAACAGCTGGAGGAAATGAGTTAAGAGAGTATCTAGGAGACCAGATAGTAAAGACTCTTATAAGTAAGAGAGGAGAGTTCTGTAGTTCTCATGGTTATCTAGATCTTCTTATATTAAATGTGTCTAATGCTCCTCTAGATCCAGAAACTAGACTATTCAGAAAGACTATAACCATACAGATATTAGCTCTAGAAACCTATTAATATCTCTAATCTTCTAATATAATATAGAGGTGTAATAGAAAAATGCCCGTATATCGTGGATGGAATGCTAAGATCTATAAGGATGGTACTCTGTTAGGATATGCTCAGTCAGTTACATTTGATATAGAGAATAATCTAGAGGCATACTATGAGATAGGTAGTAGGACACCTGTAGATTTAGTAGAGGGTAATCAAGAGGTTACAGGGACTATAGAGAGACTATGGGTTGACACTACTCTTCTAAGCTTAGTATCTGGTTCTACTCTAACAGAGTTCACTATAGATGTCTATGTTGGTACTATGAAGGTTAAGATGGAAGGATGTAAGACTGAGACTGGTAGTATAGATGTACCACAGGATGGAGAGATCAGAGGATCATATGACTTCAGAGCTAAGAGTATCACAGTAAGCTAGAGCAGTCTAATGTAACACCGTGTTACATTACTCTCTATATCCTTCCAAGAAGGAGTCTTATTTTCACTCTAAATATATATATTCCAAGAAGGAGGTTTAGATAGAATATGAATAAGAGAATAGAAGAAGAGTTATCCTCTCTAGGAGAATTGGAGGAAGCTACATGGGAGGATCTACTAGCATCAGAGGAGACAGAAGATATAGTGGTAACTATTAAGGATAAGAAGAAGAAGATTACTGTTAGAAGACTAAAGACAGGAGAGATAGCAGATATATTCAAGGCAGTTAAGACACCAGAGGAGAGAATGCTCTTTGTAGTATACAAGGGTATAGTATCTCCTAAGCCTAAGTCTCTAACAGAGATAAGAGAGATGAAGTTTGAGACATTCCAGCAGATATTTACTAAGATAGTAGAGCTATCAGGATTAACAGAGGAAGCACAGAGAGAGGTTAAAGATTTTTTACCACAAATACAGGATGGGGAATCTGGTTAGTGATGAAGGAGTTTGGATATACATTTGAGGATATAAGGAAGATGTCATTTAAAGAGATAACATTCCTACTAGAAGGACTACAGATATATTATAGAAAGATAAGTAAATCTATGAGGAGGAAGAGATGAGTAGCAATCAACCATTTAGAATTACTGTAGATGTAAATGTTAGAGGAGCAGAACAGATAAAGAAGACAGAGGAGCAGATAAAGAGGACTGGTAAGACTGCTGAACAGATAACAGAGAGAACATGGAGTAAGTTTGATAGATTTGCTAAATGGGCTTTTATGAGGATTATGGGTTTACTAGGAGTCATGTTTGTATGGGAGAGAATGTGGAGAACTATAGCTGAGGAGTCTGTAGATGTAGGAGTACTGATGGATGAGTGGAGTATCATAGTATCAGATGCCCTTATGCCTCTAGGAGAGACTATAGCTAATATTCTAGATACTCTTACTTCCTTCCTAGAGGTTATGAGAGATCTAGTGGAGAGAGAAGATGCTCTAGGTATGGCAACTAGATATCTGTTAGCTGTAGGTTTCACATTTTTCTTCCTATTAGAGAGATTAGCTATGCCTATATTATCTCTAGGTATTACTGTAGGATATCTAGCTTCAGGTATAGGTACTCTAAGCAGTAAATTTAAAGAGTTACTTGTCTCTACTAAGACTGTCTCTCCTGAATTAGCTAGACTAGCTCAATCTATGAAGATAACTGAGACTTCTGGTAAGAATCTAGTTAAACTGGGTATAACACCTTCTATACTATCTACTCAAGAGTTAGATTCAGTAGTTGCTAGATATGCTAGAGGATTAGAGAGAACAGATACTAGAGTACAGGGATTTGTAAGATCAGTTAGACCATTAGTCAAAGAGCAGAGAAGACACTTCCAGATCATAGGAGGATTAACAGATGGTTTCAAGAAGCTAGGTAGAAGGTTTCTAGAGAACAGAAAAGGTAGTCTTGTCTTTGCTAGAGGATTAACACCTGTCAACAAGAGTATGACTACAACTAATACTCAGTTTCTAGTATTCAATAAGCTAAGTAGAAAGGCTAATAGAAACATGAAGACTATGACTAGAGGAATAAAGAGACTAGGTAAGAAAGCTATGATAGCAGGAGGAGCTATAGCCAGTATAGGTATGATGCTTCTCTTCTCAGGAGAAATGGGAGAATATGTATCAGAGATATTTGAAGTAATAGGAGATATACTAGGAGAATACTTTGCTCCTGTATTTGAGTTTATATTAGATATTTTATACTCTATAGAGGATGCTCTAGGAGAGAATACTGGTTTCTGGAGTCTATTAGCTTCTATTTTGGGTACAGTAGCAGGAGCGGCTATGACTGTAGGTGGAGTTCTCCTTACACTCTCTGGTCAACCCTATATAGGAGTTCCTCTCATACTTGCAGGAGGATTCCTTAATCTAAATAATATTCTAGCTCTCTCTAAGGAAGGATTGATAGAGTTAGGTAAACCTTTCCCTGAACTACAAGCAGTAGCTAATCTAACTATCAATGCTCTAAAGGAGTATCTATCTAGCTTTGATAAGAAGACAGAGGAATCTGAAGGTATCTTTGAGAAACTGATAAAGACTCTTATGAGTGTACCAGAGAAGGTAGCTGAACCTTGGAATACTCTTTCTGAATTTTGGAGTGAAATTATGAATAGCATGTATAAGAAGACTCAGACTACTGTTCTCAATATATTAAGAGAATTAGCTAAACTGAGAGGAGAACTAGCTGGTACAGTAACTAAGATAGAGGCACAGAGAGCTATATATCTAGGATATAGAACTACTAGAGAATTTGAGAGAGCAGTAAGCTCAGGTATGTTAAGAGTAATGGAGTGGACTAGGACTCCTACTGGTGCTCTGGGATATGTTAGACCTGCTGGTGCTAAGTGGACTCCTCCTCCTGCACAGAGAGGAGGATATGTGATAGAAGAGGGATTAGCATATCTACATCCTGCTGAGATTATAGTACCATATAGAGAACCTGTGCCCTCTACTAGAGAGATAGTTATCAATAATATATTCAATGTAGAGGCTACAGTTAGAGAAGAAGCAGATATCTACAGGATAGCAGAAGAACTATCTAGACTACAGAGGGAGGGAGTGTAGAGATATGGTATGGGTAGCTAATGATACAACAGTAGAGATAAGAGATAAGGATACAGGAGAGACTCTATTTACATTCTCTCCTAAGCCTAGTAAGATAACTAAGCAGATAATACCAGAGTGGAGAATAAGGAGATCTAAAGATCCTAAATACTATCCTCTAGCTGTATGGAGAAGAAAGATAGTGGTTAGAATAACACTAGAAGGTAAGCTTAACCCATATAAGAGATCAGAGTTAGAGTCTGTATTGACATGGGGATCTGCATATGATCTACAGTATCCTCTACAGGGAGAAGTTAATGCTGATCTAGTAGTATTGAAGGATGCTAGATTCACTCTAGAAGAGGCTAAGAAGTGGGATACAGATCAGAATGCATCCCCCACTATCTCCTATATATTACAGTTTGAGAAGGTATCCTCTCAGAAGTGATGATATATGGTTCAGAAGACTATAGGATATGGTTTATACTTTGATGGAGATGACTATGTTAAGGTAGATCACTATGATGCTCTGAATATAAGTGATGTGATTACAGTAGCATGTTGGTTTAAGCTAGATAAAGAATATACAGGTACTACTTGGAATCAGCTAATTACGAAGTCAAACGCTTGGTGTCTATTTTACAATCAGGATTTAAACAAGTTAGCCTTTGGTGTCTATGGTACTGATGATACATGGCACTATTCTCCTCGTTGTCCCTTTACTCCTGATGGTAAGTGGCACTATCTAGTTGGAACTTATGATGGTAGCACTATCAGACTCTATCTAGATGGAGAAGAGTATAGTACGGGTACTTCTTGGTCAGGTACTATCAATACTAATACTAATCCTGTCTATATTGGTCAATACTGTATAGGTGCTATCTCTTTTGTAGCTGTTTATCAGAGAGCATTAACAGCTGGAGAGATAAGGAGATCATATATCTCTGGTAGACTTCATCATCCTACTTCTCCTAAACTCTTACTAGAGATAGATGAAGGTAGAGGAGATACTGTTTACAATAGACACTATTCCTATAATGATGGATCTATAGTAGGAGCAATATGGACTGAAGGACATACAGTAGATAGAGGATGTGTATATTTTGATGGAAGTGGAGCTAGATGTCCTTTATATGAGAGAGGAAGAAATATAGATTCAGAAGGAGTAACTGTTCTGGTTACTCTAAAGTGGAAGGAGACTTCTTCATCTGAACAAGCTCCTGTTATCAAATATTCTTGTTATGCTTTCTATATTCCAGCTAATACAGATAAGATGAGATGGGGAGTATACTCTTCTTCCTATGGTGGATGGAGATATTTAGAGATAGATAAGTTCCCTAGAAACACTTGGACAACTCTAGCTGGAGTATATGATAAACAGAATGGTATTCTTAGATTGTATAAGGATGGTATATTGATGTCTGAACAGACAGGAATAGAGACAGATGTTAGCTCTACCAATGATGTCTGTCTAGGTAGATATTTTAAAGGTTGGATAAGAGATGTCAAGATCTATGATAGAGTTCTCTCTTCTTCAGAGATTAAATATCTATCTTCTACTCTCTATCCTAAGAATAAGAGTAAGCTGAGATGGTGGATCAACTTTGAACAAGAGGGAGGATATAAGATAAGTTCTCTTACAGGTAGAGGTTGTGCTTTCTTCTATGATAACTCTTACTGTAGTTCTCCTGCTTCACCTATAGCTGAAACAATAGAGGGATGTCTAGATTTTGATGGAGTAGATGACTATGTTGGTCTTGATGATCCCTCAGTATCTAGGGACACTTTCTCAGTTGCCTTTTGGTTTAAGTTCAATTCTCTAGATTCTAATCAACATTTAGTTCATATAAAAAGATATGATGCTACAGGTAGTGCTAGTAGATTCTTTCTTATCATGAATTGGTATTATGATACTGATGGTGATAGTATAACAGAGAATAACTTTCATGGAGGAATAGTCAAGAGTGATGGTACTTGGTCAAGATTCTCATGGACATTTAGATTAGATGAACATCCTGAACTGTATGATGTTGGTGAATGGCATCATCTAGTAGTAACTGTTGATTGCTCTAATGGAGAGAGAAAGATCTATTTTGATGGTAAACTGTTTAATACTGCTACTTCTACAGATACTGATCCTATTCCTACTGAAGCAGAGAAGTTGGTGTTAGGAGCTAATAACGATAATGGAACACCTGATGGTACATTTGATGGCTTAATAGATGACTTCTATCTCTTCAATAGAGTTCTCTCTGAAGATGAGGTTAGATATCTATATCTCTATAGAGTACCTAAGAATAAGAATGACTTGTTGATATGGTATAAGTTTGATGAGAGAGCAGGTACTACTGCTATAGACTATTCAGGTAATGGATATGATGGTACAATATATGGAGCTAGATGGAAGTCTTATGTCAGAAGATTAGAAGTAGAAGAGATAAAGACAGAGGAGAATGTTAACTTTCCTAGTAGAGTAGAGATAGTATCTGATCATCTAGAAGAACCTGTAGTGAATAGAAGTATAATAGTTAAGAGAGATAGTATAGATCCTGTATTTACAGGAGTAATAGAACAGATAGAGAAAGAAGAAGAAGGATATAGTAAGAGGAGTAGAATAATAGCTAGAGACTTCTCCTCTCTATTAGAGAAGAAGCTTACAGGTAGTATATCATATGTAGATCAGAAGGTAGAGGATATAGTATCTGATCTATTAGATAGAAACTACTGTCTACAGTTTGATGGTGATGACTATATACAAGCTACATTCTCTGCTACATCTCTATCTTCCTTTACATTTGAATTATGGGCTAAGGTTAGAGGAGAAGGATGGTTAGCAACTTTAGAAGAATCTAATTATAGAGCTGGATTCTATCTCAATGCATGGGGCTTGAATTTTGAGCTTTATGATATCGCTAACTCTTCCCGTCTTAGAGACTCCTATGATTACTGGATAATACAGGATGATAGATGGCATCACTTTGTAGCTACCTATGATGGTGAACATCTAGTAACATATAGAGATGGAGAGATAACATCTAGTGATTACTACTCTGGTTTTAGTTTCTCTCCAGATACATTTAAAGCTGGTTATTCTGGTTTTAGAGGAGATATCTGTCTAATAAGAGTATATAGTAGAGCACTATCTCCAGATGAGGTTAAAGATAGATATATCAACAACACTAACATTACAGATGGTCTGTTTATAGAGTATAAGTTTACAGAGGGTAGTGGATCTACATTGACAGATACTAGTGGTAATGGATATGATGCTAGTATAACAGGAGCAGTATGGAGTCATCATGGAGTGATAGGAGATGTAAGGATAGGAGAGACTCCTTCTAGTGTAGATATCTATTCTGAGTGGTTTCAGACAAGTGATACCGATTTTCAATCTGATACTTTTAACAATACAGAGATATCAGGTACAGGTAGAGAAGCTATAGTTCAGTTGAAGGAAGGTGAGAACTCAGGTGATGTTACAAGTGAACTTATCCAACCTGTTAATCTTAACTCTTGGCATGAGTTTGATGCAAAGGCTAATGAGTATAACTCTGATGTCAAGTTTGATATTCTCAAATCTGATGATACAGTTTTAGTGAGTGATCTTAACCTATCTGATCTACCTTATAGTCTTTCTTCTATAACTGAATCCTCTATTAAGGTTAAGGCTAAGTTTACTAGAGGAGAGATACAATGGATAAACAATACTGAATCAGGTACTGCTCACAATCTTAGAGCTAATATTTCTTCAGATATCAACGTAGTAGGTCAGAGACTCAACTTAGGTAACAGATACGTTTCAAAATGGAAGGTTAAGATATTTGTTAAAGCATCCGCTCTTGGTTATATCTATGGTCGGATTTGGAGATATAGTGATAAGTCTGTGCTTTATACTGCTCCTGAAGTTTACGATCTCTCAGGATATTCTGAAGGAGTACATTGGTTTGAGTTTACAGCTAACTTCAACTCTTCTGAAGATGTTATTATAGGTATTGAGTATACTGATGGTTATGATAATTCTTATGCTGACTGTTATGACTCTTCTAATGTGATTGAAGGACATCTTATGTATAGAAATAAAGGGGGTACTTGGTCTGAAAATGAGGATTTAGATCTTGTTATCCAAGTCTATATCTATGATACTAATAATCCTAATATAGAGTGGTGGAGAGTATCCTATCAAGCAGACTCTATGGAGTTAGATGTAGACTATGATAAGAAGTCAGATATACTGGAGAGAATAAGAGATCTAAGTAACACAGAGATCTACTTTGATAGAAGAGGACTGTTAAATCATGTTATAAATAGAGGAGTGAGAAAAGATCTTACTCTAACCATAGAAGAGGGAGTAGAGTGTGATGTTACTGAACATACAGAGACTCTACCTTTAGTTAACAAGTGGAAGGTTATAGGAGAGACATTTGAAGAAGAGAGGATAGAAGCAGAGGCATCAGATACTGACTCTATTAATCTATATGGTGAACATCAATCTGTCTATGTAGATAATAAGCTAGTAACCAAGTCTAGTGCTCTTAATCTAGCTAGACAGTTGGTGTCTAAGACTAAAGATCCCACATATAAGAGAACAGTTAAAGAACTAGATGAGAAGGCAGAGAGAATAGAGGCAGGAGACTATATCTATCTAGATAGTGATGATCTATCTCTAAAGGGAGGATACAGAGTAGAGAGAGTAAGGAGAACCATAGATGACTCTGGAGAGCTAGCTGATCTAGAGATAACAGCAAAGGCTAAGAGAATAGGAGAGAAGATTAGAGAGATAGATGAGATTAGAGGATGGTTCAAGTAATCTCTTATCTATTATATAATATAATATATTGAAAAGAGGTGGTTTAGATATTGAAGCTTGTATCTAGTAAGAATATGAGGGTTAAGATTAGAGATAGAGATATAGAGTTTAGGGTAGGTGTTCCTTTAGATATAGAGGATAGTCTAGCTAGGGAGATACTGTCTAAGCCTTTTCTATCTAGATATATTAGGAGATATGAGTCTGATATTATAAAGGAGATATTAGATAGATTAGAGAAGTTAGAGAGAAGAGTTAAGAGACTAGAAGAACATATTATTACAGATTGGAGGTGATATGATATATGTCTTGGCTTATGGATCTTATCTGTTCTGGATATAAGAAGAGGATAGATAGTTTAGAGAGTATGGTTAAGAGTCTAGAGAAGAGTCTACATGACTGTAATATAGAGAAGCTACTGTATGTTAAGAGATATGAGTCTCTAGATGAACAGTTAAAGGAGACTCTTAATAGAGTATCTCAATATAGAGAAGAGATTAAGAATCTACAGAAACAGTTAGATGAGATTAGAGAGGAGAATAAGATACTGTTTGATATGTTACATCCTAGTAACTCTAGTGGTCTAATTAAGAGTCTAAGGGAGCTAGTATCATACTGGAGAGATAAGAGTCTAGTAGAGAGATCTAAGATATGGTATACTGCTAATAGAGCATTGTTTGCATATCTAGGTACCAAGATAACTGTAGATACAGAGTTAACAGGAGACAAGATACAGGATCTACTATATAGATGGGATTCTACAGTAGAACATCAACCTCTAGATTGGAAATACAGGATACCTACACTAGAGGATATGAAGAAGATCATAGACTCATGTTGGGTACACTATCAGAACTATATAGCTGAGCTATTTGACTGTGAAGACTTTGCTATATCTTTTAAGTCATTCTGTAATATGTACTACTATATCAACAATGTAGGATACTGTATAGGTATAGTGGAAGACTATGGAGGACATGGATTCAATATATTTCTAGTAAAGGAGAATGATAATTACAAGTTCTACTATTTTGAACCTCAGACTAATACATACTGGTCTAAGGAAGATAATGAGAGAGGAGATACTCCATTCAAGAGTAAGTATATTATAAGAAGGGTACATCTATGAGTGAAATAGAGAATATTAGAAGAGAGTTAGAGAGAGTTAAGAGAAGACTCAATCATCATAGATGGGCTATAGTTGTTCTCTTAATAGGTATACTGTTTCCTCCTAGTCTAGTTATCTCTATACCTCTTTATTTTCTCTGTTATCTAGTGGATATCTATATAGAGTCTAAAAAGAAGACTTAAATATTTCTCTTATCTACTATTATCTTAACCTCTTATCTGTTTTAAGAGATGAAGAGGAATGATATCTCTTTCTTGTTATAAGAGCTTTAGAAATAAGATAGAAAGGAGGTGTATCTATATATGAGTTCATTCTTTACTAAGATTAAAGCTCCTATGAGGAAGCTAGTTACTATATGGGCTATGGGAGAGGTATCCTATCTTACATGGTGGATTACTTCTCATATAGAAGTATCTGGTAATATAAGAGCAGATGTCTTCTCTAATGTTATTACTACTGCTATAACCTGTTTCTCTATGATAGTAGCATGGTACTTTGGTACAAGATCTGTACAGTCTGCTAGAGAGGGTTAATATATTGAGAAGACTGTTATTAGAGATACCAGATGATATAGAAGAATATCTATCTACTAAAGAGGATATATCTTCCTTTATTATATCTGTTTTAAGAGGGCATATGTTTAGAGAGAAGAAGAGAGGTGATCAACAATAATAGAGAAATATACTTCTAAGTTAAAGAAGATATCTGAGAGATCAGATATACCTCTAGATAAGCTTACTACTGCTCTAGAGAAGATAGTAGAGATAGAGAAGAAGAGTAATCCTAATGCTAGTGATAGTCTACTATATGATATGGCTTACAATAGACTAGTATCAGAGATATCATTTAGACTAGAAGGTATAACTAGATCTCCTAGTAAGATATTGAGAGGTATAGTAATAGGAGATACAGGTAAGATCAATATAGCTGATCTAATGAGAAGAAAAGCTATGAAGATATATAATGAGGATAGACTACTAGCTATACAGATGGGATTGACAGATGAGGATGGTAATGTACTAGATAGAAGAGATCCTAGTTCTCCTAACTATAAGAAACCTCTACCAGAGAAGATACTCATTAGAAGACTATTCTTATTGGTACAGAGAGATCATGGATGGAAGAGAGGTAGACTAACACTATCTCAGGATAGAGTAGATATAGATACTGATCTGTTTACTCCTTCTGAGTTTAGAGCTATAGTTAAGAAGGAGAATGGAGAGATAGTATTAAACTCTAGTAAGTATACTCAGTTTAAGACTATAGAGACAGACTGGAATATATCTGATCTAGTTAAGACTCATATTCCTATGGAGACTATAAGGACACTAGATAGCTATCATCAGGAGAACAGTAAGAATCCATTTAGAATAGTAGGAGTAGAGGGTATAGTAAGAAGAATAATGTTACCTTCACCATATACTAATCAGAGAATGTTTATACTGATAGATCCAGAGGAGATAGGATCTCTATCTCTTAGATGTTTTCTACATGAAGAGTATAAGCTAGATTTTACAGAGTATAGTAAAGTGATAGCTATAGGTAAGACTAGAAGGATAAGAGATGATATAGTGTTAGATGTGTATGGAGTATATGTCTATCCAGAATATAGATCTATTAGAGAGACTACACAGATAGATCTAGATGATATACTAGGATGGAAATAGAGGAGGATGGGACACGATGTCCCATTTTCAGATACTAGAGGATATATCTCTTCTAGAGCTAGATAAGGAGAGTAATGTTAGAAAGCTAGTATCTAAGGATGAGTCTTTCCAGTCTCTTAAAGAATCTATTAGAGAGAGTGGAGTATTAGAACCTCTAGTAGCTAGAAAAGAGAATGATAAGTATCTAGTATATATTGGACAGAGGAGACTACTAGCTATAAGAGAGCTATATAATGAAGGATATAGAGTAAAGATACCTGTTATAGTTAAAGAGGTAGATGAGACAGAGAGAAAGATAGAGTCTCTAATAGAGAATATTCTTAGAGAGGATATTACTCCTCTAGAGAGATGTGAGGCTATAGAATCTCTAGTAGAGAAGCTAGGGAGTATAGATAAGGTTGCTAAGAGGCTAGGAGTAACCAGAAAGACTATCTATAGATGGACTAGATATGGAGCTATAGAAGAGAAGCTAGAAGAAACCAAGATAGAAGAAGACAAGAAACAAGAGCTAAGACAGGTTATACAGGAGTTACCTCAGAGAACTGCTGAGAAGATATCTAGACTAGAACCAGAGAGGATACCTTCTAAACTAGAGGAGATAAAGAAAGAGAAAGAGTCTACTACTATTATAGAGAGAAGATATACTATTAAGATATCTGAGAAGTGTTATAAGAGACTACTTAGTGCATCTAAGAAGAGGAATATTCCTATAGATGAACTAGCAGAAGAGTATATACTGGAAGGTATAGCTAGAGATGGACTATAAGCTTGTCTATATCACCTATCTTCTAGATGAGAATGAAGATCCCATCATCTATCTGTTTAGTAGAGATAGAGAAGGTAATAGATATATTCATACTGTATCTAACTTTAAACCATACTTCTATCTAGCTAAGAATGATACTAAGACTCTACCTCTCATAGAGAATATGGAGATATCTCCTACAGATAAGACTACTATATTTGGTGATCCTGTAATCAAGATATCATTTAAGAATCCTAAGATACTTAAGAGGGTTAGAGATCTTATTAGAGCTAGAGTATATGAGGGAGATATACCATTTGTCAAGGTATTTATGAAGGATAGAGATATCATATCATGTTATACTGTAACAGAGAATGGAGAGATTAGAGGTGTAGATAGAGATGTTAGAGTAGATCTTAGAAAGATGTATCTAGATATAGAGGTACTGTCTATAGAGGAGACTAAGATAGATGCTAGAGAGGCTAGATATCCTATAGGAGTTATAGGATTATATGATAGCTATACTAGAGAATATAGAGTATTCTATCTAGATAGAGATGTTAAGATAGATAGAGAGAATACTGTGTTAATATCATGTAGAGATGAGAGAGATCTACTAGAGTCATTTATCTCCTATGTCTCTGATAACTGTCCTGATGTTATTACAGGATGGTTTATCACTAGATTTGATCTACCATATATCATTAAGAGATGTAAGAAGCTAGATGTAGACTATAGTAGACTATCTCCTCTCAATATAGTTAAGATGAGGAGAAGAGGTAACAGATATAGAATAAAGATACTAGGAGTCAATGTAATAGATCTAAATGAACTGTATCTAGATAAACAGGAGACTATGGTAGAGTCTATGAGTCTAGAGTATATAGCTGAGAGAGAACAGATAGGTAGGAAGATAGAGATAGATAATACATTTGCTAGTGTCTATGATACTGATCCTAGTAGAATAATAGAGAGAAACATAGTAGATGTAGAGTTAACAGTTAAGCTAGATGAGAAATATTATCTTATAGATGATCTAGATGAGACTAGATCTCTACCTATGTTTGGTGTGCCTATAGAGGATGCTCTATCTACCTCTAAACTAGCTGATATGTGTTTCCTTAGATACTGTAAGAATATGAATATAGTGTTACCTAATAAGAGTCATATTAGAAAGAAGAGATATACTGGTGGATTGGTACTAGATCCTATAGCAGGTATCTATAGAAACATACTTGTACTAGACTATAAGTCTCTATATCCCTCTATCATATTAGAGTATAATATCTCTCTAGATACCTATTCTAGACTAGGAGATATAGTGGTAGATAATAGAAATAGATTTGTTAGTGATAGGAGAGGTATAATACCACAGGTAGTAGAGAATATACTGTCTCTAAGAGAGAGTAAACAGAGAGAACTAGAGGAAGCTATACATAGAGGAGATATAGAGAGAGCTAAGTTACTAGATAGACAGCAGACTCTATTGAAGATAAAGGCAAATGCTCTATATGGTATATTTGGATTACCATCATTTAGACTATATTCTCCTAGAATAGCTGAGATTATAACTAATCTAGGTAGAAGATTTCTACAGGAGCTTATAGATCTGATTAGAGATATGAACTATACTGTTATCTATGGAGATACTGATAGTGTATTTGTACAGTTAAAGACAAGTGATCTGATAGAAGAGGCTAAGATACTAGAGTCCTCTATTAATAATATATTGAAAAACAGGTATAGACATGCCTATGTTAAGAGTGAGATGATATTCTCTAGTCTACTACTTATAGCTAAGAAACACTATGCAGGTAGACTGATATATAAGAAGGGAGAGTATACTGAAGAGTGGTACTATAGAGGTATGGGTATAAGGAGATCAGATAATAGTCCTGTGTTTAAGGAGTGCCAAGAGAGAGTTATACAGATGATACTGTCTGATAGTGATAGAGAGGAGATATCTAGCTATCTTAAGACTGTTAGAGACAATATACTGTCTGGTGTATATGACTTCTCTGATCTAGGTATACCCTCTAGTATAAGGAAAGAGATAGATCAATATAATAGAAGATGTGTATGTAAGAGTGATATGATATTTGATGAGGAGATGTGTATATTCTGGTGTCCTAGATGTAAGAGACAGAGTAAACCATCCTCTAGTATTAGAGCAGTATGGTACAGTAACAGATATCTCAATACTAGATTTGGAGAGGGAGATAAGCCTAGAAGAATATATATCAATAGTGTACCTGTAGGATATCCTGATACTGATGTTATAGCATTTGATGAGAATACTAGGATACCTAGTGGATTCAGTATAGACTATTCTAAGATGTTAGATCTATTGAGAAAGAAGATAGAACCTATATTGAGAGTATATGATCCCTCTCTATTACTATCTCTAGATAAGAATAGACAGAGTAGTCTATTGGAGGTGTTATAGTATATTGTCTCTATTTGAGAGATATCCTAGATATGCTAATGATAAGATACTATACTCTAAAGAGGATCTACTAGAATATATTAGAGAGAAAGAGGGATATAGTGAGTGTCTAGTGTCTCTATACTCTTATGAGAGAATAGTAGATAATAGACCTGATCCTGATAGTGCTATAATAGATAAGCTACTGATAATACTGGATACTCTATCTGAGGTTAAGAGTCTACATAGAGTACTCATAGATAGAAAGATCAAACATCTAATATCATATACTGGAGATAGATACTATCTCTTTATACTAACTAAGCCTATAAGATATCTGGATATAGGAGGATCAGTAGCTCTATTTGCTATGAAGAGACTAGAACCTAATCTTACATTTCCTGTATCTATAATCTATGATCCCATGGAGATGATAATAGTACCCAATACATATAATCCTAAGACTAGGAGATACTGTATACCTTTAACCTATGAAGAGATAGAGTATCTTAAACAGGAAGATATAGATAGACTGTCTATGAGAAGGAGAGGTAGAGTCTATATACCTGAGATAGATAGTCTAAGATATCTAGATCTAGAAGAGTATATGTGAGGTGAGATATATTGACTCTAGATATATATGTAGATGGATCTCCTACTAGAGGTATAGTTATAGTATATAGTAAAGAGTGTCCTAGAATACTGCACTTTGATCCTGTATCTAGAGTAGATCCCTTCATGAATGAGTTAGAGGCTATCTATAAGGCACTATATCATGCTCCTGACAATATAGATATAGATCTCTACTCTGATAATCTGATTATAGTTAATCAGTTGTCTCTTAAGTATAAGATTAGATCTCCTCTAGTTAGAGAATACTTCTTCCTTATACATGATCTTATTAAGAAGAAGAATGTTAGAGTAAACTTTAGATATATTCCTAGAGAACAGAATATAGCAGGATATCCTATAGAGAAGAGGTAGATGTCTATATGGTTAAGATACTGTGGATAGGAGATATAGTAGAGTCTACAGGATTTGGTACTGTAACTAGAGAACTCTTGAAGAGACTACCTGTAGACTATAGAGTATGGGTACTAGATCAGTACTATCAGGGTATGTTTATAGATATGTATAAGGGTAATGTTACTCTATGTCCTTTTGTCAAGAGTCATAGTATACAGTATTATCAGAATACTATTCAACCTGATGTTACCATAGTATATGGTAGCTACTATCATCTAGAACAGTATGATAAGTTTAAGTCTAGATTCTATAAGGGTAAGACTGTTAAGTATCTAGTGGTAGATGCTGATCCTTTTCCTGATACTAGAAAGATGATATTGGAGAGTGATATGTTACTTGTACCATCTAACTACTGTAAGAGAGTACTAGAAGAGATTACAGATATAGATGTTAGAGTAGTATATCATGGAGTAGATACTGATATATTCTATCCTACTGTTATTAGAGATAGTGGAGAATATATCTATGGTACTGTTAGTACTAATAAGTGGAGGAAGATGATTACTAGGATACTAGAGGCATATAGTGGATTTCCATTTGATAGATATGATCACTCTCTCTTCATCTATGCTCCTGTATATGATCCAGATGGATATGATCTTCCTAGTATAGAGTCTGTATTCAAGATACCTAGAGGTAGAGTAAGATATAGTAAGAATCTAACATCATTTGTACCTTTAGACTATGAGGAGTTAGTACAGATATATCAGTTGATGAATGTGTTTGTTAGTGCCTCCTCTGGAGAGTCTTTCTCTCTACCTCATCTAGAGGCTAGTGCATGTGCTAGACCTGTTATCACTACTGATCTACCAGCTATAAGAGAGATACTAGGAGATCTACCTATCTATGTTAGAGTATCTGATCATATAACTATAGAGTGGGGTAACCTTAGACTATGTGATATAGATGATCTTAGAGAGAAGATGTTAGATCTATACTATGATAGAGATAAGGGTAAGAAGATAGGACTACAGTTATCTAATAGAGCTAGAGAGTATACTTGGGATAGAGCAGTAGATCAGCTGACTAGAGCTATAGAGAAGGTGTTATAGAATATGAGCTTAAACTGTTATACTAATACAGAGAATCAAATTACAGTTACCAATAATGATACTAATTCTTCCTTCTATATTGAGATACCAGTAGAAGCAGTATATCCATGTGATCTCTGTAATAGAGTATATCACTATCAGAGTATGATAGATATAGAGATAGGTCTACTAAGATATAGAGTATGTTCTAGATGTTATCAGATACTATTAGCAATACTTAAACATTGGAGTAGAGTATCCTCTCTATTGAGAGGTATAATAGATGTTTGAACTAAACACTAATCTATTTATAGAAGAGAAACAAAACATTAACTATATAGTATGCTTTAGATGTGATTTAGAAGAGGGAGAGGAAGTCATAGGGTTATATTACTCTATGGATGGTTTTGTTTGTTGTAAGTGTAAGAAAAAGTATACAGATAAGATAGGGAGAATAGTCTATAATCAGAAGAGAGAATATCTTAAAAGGAGATTAATATAATAGAAGAAAAGAGAGGTGATGTCTATATGGTTAGAGAAGTTAGAGGATATATGTGTGAGATATGTGAGGAGATATATGATACTAGAGAACAAGCTATAAAGTGTGAGAATAGTCATATAGAGACTATGATAGAACCTGTATATACTATTGGAGAAGAGTATCCTATTCAGTTAATCTTAAAAGTGATTAAGAATAAAGAGATTGTAGGTGAGATAGTCTATGACAGAAGAGATAGACATTTCAAGAATGATTAGTACATTTCAGAGTCTACTGTCTCAGTCTAGTCAGGAGTTAGGAGAATTACAGGATGAGTTTGTAGATATAGTGGTTAAGATACTTCTGTTTACTATTAATCTATCTAGTCAAGCATTTGAGCTAGATGTTAACAATCTACAGGTAGACTATGTATTAGCATGTGGATTAGAGGGACTGAATACTCTTAAGTATGTTATGGAGTCATCTAGCTTCAAGTCTAGAGTATTGTCTAAACTACTAGAGAAGTTCTATAAGAAGGATAAGGAGGTAGGTGTAGTATAGAGATGACTAGTAGATGTATTATATGTGGTAGAGAGATATCTGATAACAGTAATATATGTGATATCTGTTCTTCTAAGATGATACAGTATGAAGAGAGATGTAGAGGATGTGATTAGAGATATGGAGAATGTATATGGTAGACATGTTATAATAGATCTCTATAACTGTAGGATACCTAGACTAGAGGAGATGATTAACATTGTTAAGAAGGCAATAGTGAAGAGTAACATGACTGAGATAGAGACATGGAGTGTACAGTTAGGAGATGGATATAGTATACTGTCTCTAGTAGTAGAGTCTCATATATCAATACATGTATGGAGTGAACAGAGATATATTGCTCTAGATGTCTATACCTGTGGTAAGGGTATACCAGAGGATGGAGTAGAGTATATACTATCTGAGTTACAACCTGAATACTATGATGGTATAGTAGTAGAGAGATCTCTTAGAGATGGAGTAGTTATTAAAGGTAGATATCTATCTAAGAAATATAGGAGAGGTGATAGATAATATGAAATACTGTATACAGTTCTCTATATATGAGGATACTGTTAAAGATACTGTTAGAGATACTGTTAAGAAGTATATAGTTAAGAAGTTTGATAGAGATGACTGTTATATAGATACTGTAGATGAGCTAGAGGATATATTTGATGAGAGTACAGGAGAATATAAGACTAGGAAGACAGGTAGAAGGAAGATAGAGGGTATATTCAGAGTAGATGATGAGGATACTGTTAAGAAGATTATACAGTATCTTAGAGAGAATGATGTTAAGGGTACTATAGTGGTTCATAAGTGTTATCATGATGAGTATCCCCCTAGAAGATGTACAGACTTTAGAAGGATAGATCTTTGAATATAGAGAGATATATTGATCTTCTAGAGGAATATATAAGGAGAGCATATATTAGAAGAAGATATGCTTCTACATCATCAGAGAGAAGATACTGGAGTAGAGTTATACTAGAGCTAGAAGAGGAGATTAGAATTGTCAGAGCTAGATATTACAGGTTTATCTAATATCAAGATATCTCTGCATACAGATGCAGATGGTATCTATAGTGGAGTACTACTATCTTATGCTATAGAAGTAGAGACAGTACTGTTTCCAGAGAGATTTGGAGATACTGTTATAGGAGACAGTATACCTGATATTATACTAGATCAAGTACCTGTAGATAGTAACTATACTGGTATAGTGATAGATCATCATCCTCATCATCCTAGAGAGAGAAGATATAGACTGATATATGATACTGTACCTACAGGTCTCATAGTATATAATATATTGAAAGATAGGATACCAGAGAGACATAGATGGAAGGTAGTAGGATCTCTAGTGGGAGATGGACAACCAGAGCTTATACCTGTAGAGATATGGAGACAGTATCCTATACTGTTAGAAGAGGTAGGAAGTATAGTAGATAGGAGAGATCTAATATTCTATAGATCTCCTGTATGGTCTCTACTGTCTAGTCCTGTTAATAGTGCATGTAGATGTAACATGGAGGAGATAGCATTCAAGATAGTTAGAGATGCTAGAGATCCCTATGATATTATATTTGATCCTGCTCTACAAGCATGTAAGAAGAGAGTAGAGGAGGAGATGTCTAGAATCATTAAACAGTTTAAGCCTATAGATCTAGGATATTATATATATTGGGAGTTTGATAGTGAGCTTAAGTTGACAGGATATCTAGCTAGTAGAGCAGAGTCTATCTATAAGAAGACTGCTATAGTGGTTAATAGAAAGAGGAAGATACTATCTATTAGAGGAGTGCTATCTGATCTATTAAAAGAATATCTTAGTAGTAAATATAGTATAGGAGGACATAGTGGATATAGTGGAGGATATCTTAGAGAGGATCAGGATACTAGGATACTGTTAGAAGATCTTAGAGAGCTACAATATAAGATAAGAAGAGGAGATATATAATGAGAGTACTCATTACTAAGGTTAGTGATAGTCAGTATAGAGAGATTAGAGAGTTCTCTAGTCTAGATGAGATGTTTCAGTATATGAGGAGATATAGTGATATATGGATAGTAGACTTTAAGCCTAATATCAATAGAGAGTTTGAACATGATATAGATCTAGAGATTAGAGTGTTAGATGACTATGCTATACTCTCCACCTATTGAGAGAGTGATATTATATGGATAGAGATCTATCTAAATTCTTTAATAATCTTATCAGTAAAGGTGTACCATGTCCTAAGTGTGGAGTATACTATAAACCTGAGATTAGAGATGATAGAGCATATATCTACTGTAGAGAACATGGAGAGTATAGTGTGTCTGTTAAGAGATCTATAGCATTCAGAGTATTCTGTAGTAGAGTAGCCTCTTCTCCCAATAGAGATCCTAACTACTATACTAATCAGGAGAGAATGGTTAGAGATATACTAGAAGAGATGAATATAGACTATGAACATAACAAGAAGTTTAAGACTATCAACAATAATAATAGAAAGATAACATATTGGGTAGACTTCTATCTTCCTAGATATAATACTATAATAGAGGTGTCTCCATCTATTTGGCACAGAAAGGAGAGATGTATTCAGTTTAAGGATATATCTCTCCCTGTTATGTGGAATAGAGATAAGAGTGATAGTGTTAAGTATATGTTCTTTAAGATATTAGGATATAAGATAATAGAGTTAGATGATAGTATACTGAGATCTAAGAAGAGGATTAGAGACTATCTGGTTAGAGTACTGTTAGGTGGTAATATATGAGGAGAGTATGGTGTGATTTCTGTAACACAGAGTTACATGAGGATAATAAATATTCTATAGAGATTGTTCTCTTTAATAGAGATCAGCAGGTAGAGGAGAGTATAGAGCTAGATCTATGTGGTAACTGTTGGGATCTACTATCTCTATTTCTAGAGACTAGAGATATTAGAGGTAAGATTATGAATATGTTAAGGAGTATATTAGAGAAGAGAGAGAAGAAGAAAGAGAGGAGGTGAGTATATATCTTGAGTAAACTATCTACAGGATGTAAGAGTATAGATGATCTTCTATTGGGAGGTATACCTAGAGGATCTCCTCTAGGATTGTTTGGTCTATGGAAGATAGGTAAGTCTGTTCTATGTTATCAGACTGCTGTTAAGACTGTAGTAGATAATAGAGATAGTAGAGTACTCTATATAGATACTGAGGCTATGTTTCTAGATGATGTTATAGATAGCTTCTATTCTTGGTATAAGAATAGATGGAAGATAGATGATAGCTATAAGAAGAGGATAGAGTTTCTATTGACAGAGGATCTATTTGATCTATTTAGACAACTTGGTATGGATCTAGTATTAAAACAAGAGCAGGATAGAGTATCTGCTACAGTCAAGTTTCCCAAGAGAGATAGAGAAGAGGTAGCTAAGACTACTGAGCAGACTAGAGACTGGATAGAGTATAGTCCTATATATAAGAGACTAGAGAAGAATAGATATGATCTACTGATACTAGATAGTCTAACTATACCTATAAAGGAGAAGATACCTACTGTTACCCAGAACTTTCCTGCTAGAAGTACTATTATCAGTTTCATCATATCTGCTCTCAAGATACTAGCTAAGAGATTCAATATGGGAGTAATATTCACTAATCATGCTGTTAGATCTCCTATGATGCAACATGCTCTATCTCCTTGGGGAGGAGACAATCTACTATATGAGGTTAAGTACTGGGTATCTATACTAGATCCTCTTAAGGATCAGAAGCAGAAGTATGGAGATAGAGCTAGAAGAGTTATGAGATATAGATATCCATATCAAGAAGAGGCTATAGTACTAGTTAAGCTAGAGAAGGATACTGGTTTCATAGATATAGAGGATACTAAGAAGATATCTCTTAAAGGATGATATATAGATGTGGAATATAGAGGAGGCTAGAACACTATATGGTAGGTTTCTAGGAGTCTTTAGACTGTGTCCTCATCTAGTTATACCTGTATTAGAGGGTATAGAGTATACCTGTCATATATGTGATAAGACATTTATAGTTGAGTCTATCTATGAAGAGAAGAATGGAGAGATATATTATAAGCCTAGAATAAGAGAGAAGAAGAGTAGAAGCTTCTATCATAAGAGACTATATTAAAAACAGTATAGAGAGGTGATATAATATGAAAGTAGAACTAGTTAGCTATTCTATACCTGATCTAGATAAGATAATATCTATAACAGGAGAGTCTCCTAGTGTAAAAGATCTCATTAGAGCAGGAGCAGAGTCTCCTCTAGAGCATATAGTGTTCACATTTAGGATATCTGATATTAGTAGAGCATGTAGTCATCAGCTGGTCAGACATAGAATAGCTAGTTATACACAGGAGTCTCAGAGATATACTGTATATAGAGATGATAGTAAGGAGAGATATGTTACTCCTGACAGTATACTGTTCTCTTCTCTCTATAGGAGATACTGTGATCTGATTGATAGATGCTATGATCTATATAGAAAGATGATAGAGAAGAAGATACCTGTAGAGGATGCTAGATATATATTACCTAATGCTTGGTGTACCAGTATCTATATGACTATGAATCTTAGAGAGATAAGACACTTCCTTAGACTAAGAATGAAGAAGAGATCTCAATGGGAGATTAGAGAACTAGCATGTAGAATATTTGATATAGTATATAGGATTGTACCTGATATGTTAGAGGATCTTAGATATCTAAGAGAGAAGGAATATAATAGAATACTAGTTCCTGTAGAGTGATATAGATGAGGAGAAGAAAGAGGAAGACAGTATATCTATTGATCTCTCATGTGGACTATGATACTGATAGAGAGAAGCATATACTCTATTCTCTAATGAAGAGATATAGAGTACTGTACTGTAGAGACTGTAAGAATATAGAGGAGAGGAGGGAGATGATAGAGAGAGCAGATATGATAGCATATCTCCCTTCTCTCCCTGAAGATATAGTTAGAGATCTAGAGTATGCCTATTCTAAGAAGAAACCAATCTATAGAATAGAGGAGGATAGATAGATATATGACTACTACTGAGGTATACTGTCCATATACTGACTGTAAATATAATAGATTCAATAGATGTACTAGAGATAAGATATTACTAAAACTAGATCCTACTGATACAGTATGTTATGACTATGAGGAGAGAGTGAAAGAAGATGAAGATAGATAAGCTAAGTAAGATTATTAGAGCAGTAGAGACAGATGAATGGGGACATGAGAGTTGGATCATAATAGGAGTAGAACAACATAAGATGTTCTGGTATGCTGTACTAGGAGACTGTAGTTTCTGGCACTTTACTCCTGATGAGAATATATCTGTTAGAGTTAGATGTGGTAGTCTTAATCCTATAGATATGAGAGGTAAGGGTATAGTGGTAGCTGATGGTCTATACTTTACTGCTAAGACTCTAGATAAACTGTTAGAGAAGATAGAGTACTATATTAAGAGAAGAAGAGAGAGGATGAAGATATCTAGTAATAATAGAGAAGAGTGATATAGATGTCTGGATCTAGATTTAGGAATGGTAAGTTTATGCCTCTAATATCTTTCATAGTGTTAGGAGTATTGGATAGAGATGATATGAAGATTACTGAGATTAAGAGGATAGTGGATAGGTGTATGGATGAGAGTCTACACTATAGTCATCTACAGAGGATACTGGATGTTCTAGTAACTAGAAGATATATAGGATTTAGATATATCTATAAGGGATCTAAGAAGATAAGACAGTACTATCTAACAGATAAGGGGAGAAACTTCTATAGAGATATTATAGATAAGCTTACTATGTTGGAGGCTATAGTAGATGACTGTCTATATTGATATACATGAACCAGACGATATAGAGAGACATATCAGTAGTCTAGGTATTAAGACAGAGAGAACTAAGCTAGATGTAGGAGACTACTATTTCTATGGTATAACTATAGAGAGGAAGACTGTACATGATCTCTATAATAGTATAGTGTCTGGTAGACTGTGGAATCAACTGTTTACTCTAAAGGATAATAGTGATAGATGTCTACTACTAGTTACAGGAGAGTTACCTGTTATATTTTCTAAGGAGGATATTAAGAGGAGGAATATAATCATAGGAGGAATATCTAGTGTTATGCTGTCTATACAGATACCTGTAATTATGATTAGATCAGATATAGATGCCTCTTACTTTATATCTCAGATGTATCTATCATGTGGTAAGGATAAGAGTAGAGAGAGACCTATACCTGTTAAGAAGAAGTATGAGTCTATAGAGGAGATTAGAGAGAATATGTTAGCATGTATACCTAAGATAGGGATAAGAAATGCTAAGAATATATTGAAGAGATATAAGACTATAAGAGATGTCTGTAATGCTAGTATAGAGGATCTTAAGAAGATAGAGGGTATAAGCAATAAGAGAGCATATCTAATATTGAAAGTACTTAGAGAGGAGGTGTAGTCTATATATGATTATGAGATTTAAGACATTTAGAGATCTAGTGTTATCATATCTAGGACTAGATACCTATGAGATAGTACTGTTTAGAAAGGATAATGGAGATATATGGGGATATACTGTTATAGGAGATCAGATAATAGTTAAGATATGTAATGATCCCACTATTAGAGGTAACTTCTATCTATATAATAGAGAGATGGATGTATTAGAGGAGACAGAGATAGCATATAGCTCTTCTGTTAATAAAAAGAGAGAAGATCTAACTATTATAATAGTAGATATTCAGGAGTAAGATATATCTCTCTTCTTTTTCTATTATCTATTTAGAGATGATGTGGATATGTCATATGAGAAAGAGAATGATGATCCTTCTCCTCTAGAGACATTATTAACCAATCTGATCAGTTCTAGACTAGACACTATAGAGCATAAGATAGATACTCACTCTAATATGCTTCATAAACTAGATAAGAAGATAGAAGAAATAGAGATTAGATTAAAAGGAGTATATCTTATTAGAAAGGAGAAGATTAAGATTATTCTTTCTACATGTAGTGTTCTTATACCTCTATTCTTGTTCTTAGTACAGTTACTGGGATAGTCTTCTTCTCTACTCTTATATTTCTAAATAGAGGAGTATCTATCAGTTTAGTGTCTCCTTCTCTTCTATAGATAAATTGTCCTGTCTTTAGTCTAGATATTCTATGCTCATATACTCCTATCCATCTCTTTACTCTTCTAATATCATTGATATCATCTAGTCTACCTATATAGATCTGATCTGATAGTGCTACTAGAGAGGTATCTACTAGAGAAGGTCTAGTAGTTAGAAGTATATATGATAGCTTGAAGTTTCTACCTACAGTTATCAGTCTAAGTATCTCCTGTGCCTCTCTACTAGATAGTCTGTTTCTATGTATAAGTGTCTGACACTCTTCAAATACGAATATTCTCCATCTATCTGGATCTCTAACCTGTCTTCTAAAGTATCCTGCTACTATGTTTCTTATTATCTCTTTCTGAGCATATACATATAGTAGAGATAGATCATATACTATGGAGTCTCTAGTAGGACACTCTATTCTTATCTGTTCTATGTGTTCAGGTATCTCTGTATAGTTTTCTATGCTAGAGTATCTCCATGCTCTACTGGGATCAAACACTATTACATCTATATTGTTCTGTATTAGAGTGTCTACTATATTCATAGCTAGATTGGTTTTACCTACTCCTCTCTTACCTGTAATGAATACTCCTGATCTCTTAGCTAGATCTATATCAAATAGAGTAGAGTTCAATGTCATCTAGATTCTCAACTCTCTCCAGTATATGTAGACATCTAACTCTATAGCTCTCTTCTCTAAATAGATCTAGTATTCTATCAAACAGTCTACTATCTCCTTTTATTATCATCTTATCTCCTTTAATCTTTATCTTATTGGATACTCTATATGTCAATAGAGACACCTCTTTATCTTTATCATTACTCTTAGTATAGCTCCTCTAAGATAGTCTAGTTCTCTCTTAGATATATTGGTACATGCTTTTCTCTCTCCACATATACTACAGGTATCAGGATAGTATGTTCTATATCTGTTATTATCTATATTAGAGTTTCTTAGTAGTTCTCTTAGACAGTCTACACATATCTTCAATATCTATCTTCTACCTCTTTTCTTCTTCATCTTATTCTTATAGTATTCTAGTTCACTAGATAGTAGTCTTATTAGTTCATCCTGTCTCTCTATTATAGTCTTAAGTCTCTTGATGTCTTCCTCTAGTCTCTGTTCTCTAGACATCTATTCTCATCTCTATATCTTAGAGGAGATATTCTAACTACTATATCTCTATTCTCATATTGCTTTATCTCTCTAGCTATACCATTAAATATTCTATTATCTTTCTTGGATAGTATTAGATGTATTCTACCATCAATATCTACTGTTATCTTATCTAGTTTACAGTATAGAGAGAGATACAATATATCTATTCACCTCCTCTTAATACTTCCTCTAATAGATCTATAAAGTAGTGGGGGAGAAGAGATAGATCATTTACTATCCTGTATCTTCTTATTGTCTTATCTATGTTGAAGGATATCTTACCATAGGCTATACCTATAATGTCTATATTGTCTCTCTCCATCTGTCTTATTAGATTAGCTGTATCCTCTCTCTTCTCTATCTCAAAGTCTGATCCTATTATCACTATTCTTCTATACTGTCTTAGACTCTTGAATATTCTATATGTCTCTAGTAGAGGATTGTATAGTACTGTTCCTCTCTGATCATGTAGTCCTCCTATTCTATATCTAGTATTCTTATAGCTCTCCTCTAATGACTTTATCTTATAGTAGTCTGATGTGTATGCTAGTATCATGAAATCACTCTCTCTTAGATATCTTCCAAATACCTCTGTTAATATTACAAGTAGATCTTTACTCATATCTAGATTCATACTAGCTGATATGTCTACTATTATAGCTATCTTCATAGGTCTACTCTTAAGTGTCTCTATATATCCTTCATATATGTTCTCTATCTTTCTAGTTAGAGATAGAGGATAGTATTTAGATACTATCTCACTCATCATTCTACCTTTCTTTCTAAACTCCTCTTTCTCTAGCTTAATATACTGATTTGTTCTTAGTCTTCTAAGTATCTCTTTAACTATATGTTCTAGTCTATAGTATCTTCTTAGATAGTCTTCTCTATCTGGTTTAGGAGATGGTAGTCTTAGTCCCTCTCCTGATCCTGCTCCTATACTGTCATATATCTGTATGTTCTTTAGAGGATCTCCTTTCTTCTCTATATCTCTTCTCTGTATAGCTGTCTGTATATGCTCTATCTTCTTCTTTAGAGTATCTAGCTTCTTAGTATTATATTTTAGATCTCCTCCATAGTATGGTATCTGTTCTATCTGTATCTCTTCTCTTCTATCTATATTGTCTGATAGTATAGAGTATATCTTCTCATAGAGATCATATAGTCTATCTGGAGAGAATATATGCTTGTTACTGTCTAGTAGTCTTCTAACTCTCTCTATACTCTTCCTCTGTTTACTGTTTAGAGTATTATATAGTATAGTCTTCTTGTTGAATAGTGTTCTCTGTATTAGAGCTATCAGATATCTCTCATTATTCTTTAGAGATCTATATCTCCTGTTTACCTCTATATCTGAGTCTCTAAGTATATCTCTTAACAGTTCTAGTCTAATATTGAAGTCATATGGATATCTTAGTCTACCATAGTTATATACTCTGGTATCCTCTACTAGCTGTACTACTAACCATGCTAGAGTATAGTCTCTCTTACTATCTATGAATCTCTCTGCTTCTCTCCTTATAGGATGAGATATGAGATAGTGTATGGATTCATGTATTATCTCTCCATCTAATATCCTCATCTTAATATCTATATCATCTATGTTCTTAGGTATAGTTCTAGTAGTGAGAGTAATAGTGTTATCTAGAATATAGGATACAGGTTCAGTATCACTTATCTTTACTATTAGATCAGGTTGATTGGTTATAGATACAGCTAGAGATCTTAGCTCATCTAGTAGCTTTATATCATCTACTAGAGATATCCTCTTCTGTCTATCTGATCCTTTATCTTTATCCATTCCATATCACATAGATAAGGTCTGTTTAGTCTCTCTATCTTTAGAGTTTTAATCTCTTCTCTTAATCTATCTACTATACTATCTATCTTAGATCTTATATTGTCATCTTCAGTATCTCTTCTCTCTTTCATTAGATCTTTAACCTGATTTATTAGATCCTTTATCTTTCTCTCTATAGCTCTGTTATCATAGAAGCATACTACTGTGTTCTCATCAGTATCATAGTATCTAGATGTATCTAGTAGTCTTCTACTACAGTATCTACAGTATGTGTCTCTAAACTCTCTATCTCTTCTCCTTATAGTGTATATCATCTTATTCTCCCTTCTCTTCTAAGTTGATCTACTATTCTATCTGTATCTGTCTCCCATAGTCTATCTACTATATCTCTCTCTTCTTCAGGGAATAGTCCTTTAACTATATCTATTATCTCTTTCTCTGATAGATTATCTAGCTTTCTCATTATACAGTAGTTCTTTAGATTCTCTGTAGTTAATACTGTAGATAGTATACCCTGTCTATAGAGATTCCTTATCTTCCATGCATATTCAGATAGCTTTCTAGTATATCTATAGTCATCATAGAGTTCTAGTAACAGTTTAGTCTCCTCTTCTATAGGTAACCACTCTAGTACTATAGTCTCAAATCTTCTTACTAGAGCTATGTTCTCTTCATAGGTAGCCGTATATCCTGTCTTCTCATGTGGATTATGAGCTATAACCAGTATATGATACCACTCTCTTCTATATTCTCTCTGTAGTTCAGGTATCCATATAGACTGTCTAAAGTCTCCTAACTGATTGATAAAAGTCTTAACATCATTTCTACAGAAGTTAAACTCATCTAGAAAGAGTATTATAAGCTGTATATTCTTCTTACATCTCTTACAGTATAGTCTATTATCTCTTCTATCTATTATAGGATTCTTACATCTACAGTATCCTCTATCTGGTTTATCTTCTAACCATAGTGTAACTATACCCTTTCTTACTCTAGTACTTCCTTTCTCTAGTATATCTCCTGCTATTAGATCCCATCTAGTGGTTTCACTACATAGAGAATACTCCCATAGTTTCCAGTTATATCTATCTTTAAGATAGTGTACTAGATATGTCTTACCTGTACCTGTATGTCCTAGTAGTCTAACATTTCTTACTCTAGTAGCTATAGATAGAAACTTGTTTATCTCATTAGATTGTTCTATGAACATATCTATCATCAACTATATTTACTATCTACTCTCTATTAGTCTTTTAGTAGTTTCTCATATTCCTTTCTTAGATCTCTATCGTAACTCTCTAGTTCTCTCTTCATACTGTTTAGGAGATTTCTAGCACATTGAGAACATAATATTAGACTCTTTAAGATCTTAACGGTATTATCTACTTTAACTGTTACTTCACAGGTATAGATTTCTGACCATTTAGATAGTCTTCTAAGACAGTATCCACATCTATTATAGTCATAGATTCTATCTTCTAACATCTCTAGTCTTAGTCTTAGAGCATCTAGTAGTTTCCCTTTATCTGTTATCGCTTTAAGTAGTCCTAGAGACTGATACATATCTTCAAATATATCTTTCACTTTATCGTTAGATGTGTTACTCATCTAAACATCAACTCTATTCTTTACTAGCATATGCTAGAACTAGTATTAGAAGAATAATAAAGAGCTTAACTCCTATGTCTATCTCTATATACAAGATATCTTACCTCTAGATATATGTAACACGGTGTTACATTATCCTCTCTATATTATAGTTAATAGATAAAAAAATAAGAGGAGTAGTATAGGAGGGATAAGAGATATGATATGCTGTAGTATCTTTCTAGTCTTTATCCCCATATGTGTCTCTAACCTTCTCCATAAACTCTCTTAACTTATTCATGAATAGAGGTAGCTTATCTAGTCTGAATGTTATACCCTTATTAGTGTATCCTGTATAGTTACTTGTTCTAACATATCCCCTAATATCTACTAGTAGTGTTTTACCTTTCTCTATTAACTGTATATGTATGTCTCTCATATCTGTTAGATTTATCTCTTCTTTTAATAGGGTTTTAATACCCATATATATTATCACCTCTCTATACTCTTATCTCTATATCTCTTATTGTTATGATGGAGAGAGAGACTATAGAAGGCTATACCATATCCCTGTATTATATTATATTCTTCTCTCTCAAATAGCAGTATTGTAGATATATCTTTTCTCTTGATATTGTTCTTGAAGGATATGTTATCTGTTAGATAGAAGATGTAGTGTTTCTTGATAGAGTTATCAAATCCAGATATTAAGATAGGTGTAATCTTAACTGTTCTCTCTATCTTCTTATGATAAAAAGGAGAAGAGGGAAGATAGATAGTTCTAGTTACTGTAGGTTTAACTATAGAGTAAAAGTCTAAGATATCTATAGGAGAGAATAGTGTCTTCAGTATGCTAGGTTCTATTATATTATCTGATAGATATACTGTAGTTACTCCTCTCTTCATGTTTCTTATTAGAATATTGTAGTCTCTATCATTCTTGTTATACATTCTCTCTATTTCTCTATCTTTAGTTATAATATCTACTGTTAGCTTACTATAGTCTTCTAGAGTATATCTTGATACTAGACCTATCTCCATAGTCTCTCTCTCCATCATGAGTGTATCTCTATATATCATCCTATATAAGGTATTTCTATAAGAAGATGTATAATAGAGAGATAGAAGATACTAGAGATTAACAGGTATTAGTAGAAAGAGAATACTGTTTAGGTTAATAGTGTCTTGGATATTCTATACAGGTTCTCTATTGTCTTATGAATCTGTCTCTTATACACATCTGACGCTGCCGACGAAGGCTTAGGTGTAGATCTCGGTGGTCGCCGTATCATTAAAAAAAAA